TTATTGCGCCGGCGCCGATTCGGCCGTCGCGAGCTGTGCGGTCTTTCCGATTTTCGATCCGCTCTTCGTGGGCTTCTTCGCCTCGGTGGCCGTTTTGGGCCGGGCTTTCGAGGCCACGCTCTTCCGGCTGAACTTCTTCGCCGACTCGGCAGCTGCCTTCTTGGCGGCCTTCTTCGGCGCCGCCGCAGTTGTCTTGTCTGCTGCCGACTTGCGACCACGCTTTACCGCGGTCTTGGTCGGAGGGGCATGTTGGGCGAGGACATCCTGCGCCTGCTGTTTGGTCATGCCCCGCACAATGGCGAGCTTGTCCACCGACTCCTGACGCGGGCGCGCCTGGCCGCTCTCCCAGATATAGATCGTTTGGCTGCTGACACCCAGGAGTGGTGCGAAGGCCTCGCGGGTGAGGCCAAGCCGCTTGCGCAGCTTCTTGAGGCCGCCCGCAGAGAAGCGCGCGCGGGTTGCCGGCGCGTCTTCAGCGCGTTCCACCACCAGTCGTTCCGAGACTACGCGGCCGCCAGTAGCGGCAGACTTTTGCAGTTTGGCGATGCCTTGCTTCAATGCCGCAATGTCCTTGCGCTGTGCTGCGACTTGCTTGCGCAGCGGCTCTATCTGCAGCTTGAGTTCCTTCCGCGTCAGGCGCGCGACCTCAGCTTTGAGTATGGTTGCGATGTTGGGCATTTCCGATCCTTCTTGTCGTGGCATTTCGAGAGTAAGCGATTAGGGGTGACGAACCAAACCCTGCAAGGTCTTGTGCAGCTTCAGCTTTCGGAGTTGCTCGTCCCATAAATCGGGTGGGGCAATGGCGATCTCTTCCACGGTCAGATCCGGGATCGTGTCATCGAGGATGGCCTCGATGATGTCCGGGGAGAGCATGGTCATGTTGATCATCCGAGAGACATAGCTGAAGTCGATGTTCTCTTTCTCGGCGATTTCCTTCATGGAGGGAACCTCGCCTTGATCGAGCATGTCGCGCCAGCGATATCCGCGTACCAGGGCCATCTGCAACGTCGTGAGTTCCGAGGACAATTCAACTGTCTCGGCCTTGGTGGGGCGCAGTCGGCGTTTCCCGGACCTACGATGCATTCGCACGGGGATGGTCACGACGGTATCGCCGTTGCTGATATGGACGATGTCGACCGCGCCATCGACCAAGATCGTCGGTGCGCTCATTGACCCTCCCGCATCAGCGATTGAAGGATCGGCGCTTCGCCGAGCGCATGCAGTCGAATCTCGATGGCGTCGGGCTTGACGACGATCCGCTGCACGAGCTGCTGAACCAGACGCGTCTGCTCCTCGGGAAACAGCGACTCCCACACTTCGTCGATCTGCCGCATGGCGACGGTGACCCGCGCTTCGTCCAGTTCGGGATCTCGGGTCATGGCGGCCCGGACCACGGCGTCCAGCACGTCCTGCCGTTTGAAGATTTCCCGAAGTTGCTGAAGGACGATGCTTTCCAACTCGTCGGCCGGCAAGCGCGGTAACGGCGATTCGGATAGTCGGCCTCGCTCCAGGGTCTCCTTGGTCAGGTAGTAGCGATACGTCCGGCCGTTCCCCTTTGCGGTGTGCCACGGGATGAGGGCGCGCTGGTCCGCGGAGAAGACGAGTCCGCGAAGCAGGAACGGCACGCTCGCCCGGGTCACATTCCCCCGGGCGACCGAGCAGGTGGCCAGGGTCTCGTGAACTTGCTGCCACAGGTCGGCATCGATGATCGCTGGATGCGTATCGTTGAACTCAGCCTCTCCGTGCTTGAGGTGGCCCAAATAGACGCGGTTATGGAGAATGGTGTGCAAGGCCGTTTTGGTCAGCGTTTTGCCGCCATGCCGAAGTCCCTTTAGGCTGGTCCACGACTTACTGCGGTAGCCCAAGCCTCGCGCCTCTTCGGCGAGCCTTTGGATGGACCGAAGCTCATCGAAGCGGCCGAAGATCCAGCGAACAACCGAAGCCTCGGTCGCGTTGATGGCTAGTCGGCGTTCGACAATGTCGTACCCGAGCGGTGGGATCCCATTCATCCACAAGCCTTTGCGCTTGCTCGCCACCATCTTGTCGCGGATGCGCTCCGCCGTCACCTCGCGCTCGTACTGTGCGAAGGCAAGCAGCATGTTGAGCTGCATACGGCCCATCGCGTCGGTAGTATTGAAATGCTGGGTTACCGAAACGAAGGTCACGTCGTGGCCGTCGAAGACCTTGATCAGGTCGTAGAAGTCCAGCAACGACCGGCTGAGTCGGTCGAGCTTATATGCGACGACCACGTCCACCCGTCCGGCCTTGATGTCTTTCAGCAGTCGCTGCAGGGCAGGGCGGTCCAGCGTGCCGCCCGAGTAGCCGGGGTCATCGTAGATGTCGCCCACTGGCACCCAGCCCTCCGACCGCCGGCTGGCGATGTAGGACTCGCCGGCGTCGCGCTGGGCATCGATAGAGGTGTAGAGCTGGGCCATGCCTTCGTCGGTGGAGACGCGTGTGTAGACCGCGCAGCGTAATCGCGTGCGGCCGCTCATGCCGCGCCTCGGACAATTCGGACGGGCGCCTGCTCGCACTCCATGATGGATACCCGATACTTCTGCTCCAGAACGCGCATCAACTCCTCGTAATCGCAGGCCTTCGCCGACAGATGTTGCCGCCCTAACACAGCAATGCAGTCGATCTGGCGGGCTTCAGCCGCCTGCAACAGGCGTTGCAGTCCCGGCCGATTCTGCGAGTGCGCGCAGTAACCGTCATCGATGTAGATCGAGAGGATGGGGGTCACATCGCAGCATTGATTGAGGGTTTCAACCAACGTAACGCGTTGGACGGTGATGTGGTCAGGCGATGCGACAGAGGTCTGGCAGTAGACGGCGATTCGAAGTGGCGTGGTCATGGGCGAGCCTCCGGGATGGGGGCGTCGTAGAGGAAGGAGGTGGGGGCGGTACGGGGCAGGGCGGTCCACGAGCGCGGATGCGGCGCGGCCACCCACAGGGCAACGTTGGCGCGCTCCAGCTTCATCTGCACCGTGAGCAGGTGCGTGTGGATTCGGGAAAGCCGCTGGTACTCGGCGACGACAACTGCTTCGACGCCGCCGGCTTCAACGTGGGCCAGCATCGACTGCAAGCCGGGTCGGTCGAGCGTCGTACCCGAATGCGCTTCATCGCAGTAGATCACGCTCGCGTAGGCGCCTAGCTGCGTGCGCAGGAACTGCCGCGTCACTCTAATCTGCTGGGTCAGCGCGTCGGAATGGTAACTAGGAGTGCGGATGTAGCAGGCGACCGTGCGGGGTGGCATCATCGGAGTTTCCTCGCGGGGGCGGTGTTGGTTTTTAGGCCGAAGAACAGCGGGCCGGACCATCGGGTTCCGGTGATCTGGCGGGCGATGGCGGACAGGCTTGTGTAATGCTTCCCGCTGTACTCGAAGCGGTCCTTTCCGAGCACGCGTACCGAGTGCAGGACGCCATGATGGTTCTTGGTCAGCACTTGACCCGCGGTGACGATTTTCTTGGGCTGGGGCTTCAGCGTTCCTGTCGCGAGCAGATGGCGTATTCGTTCGTCATTGGTCGCCAGCAGATCCGGCATGGTCTCGCGCGCGGCGTCTTCTTGCAGCCGATGCGCCAATCGCCGTATGACGTAGCGGCGATTATTGATGCCGGGCGGCGCGCCAAATAGGCTGATCCACAGCGCCTTTAGGTCGAGCCATCGCATGCTGTGCAGCGCTTCGATCCGGGCAACGATGTGTCTTGGGCTTTGGCTAGTGGACATCTCTACGGTCTCTCCGCGGTGGTTTGAAGGCAGGGACATACACCCTCTCTTCGGAGGCGTTATCAAGGTCCATAGCGCGATGGTTTGCGCGCGCATCGCGTTGGCGTAGGCGGATCAGGCCTTCTGCGATGATGTCGGCAACAATCGAAAGCCGTTCTTGCGCGGTGACGGATCTGTTTGGATCAGAAGCTTGTGTCATCTGTTGTTCTTCCTCTGCCGATGAGGGCCGGCACGCGACTTGGGTAGGGGGGCTTTGCGGATCCACACGTCATCCTTAGATGTTTCGATGAAGCGGAACACCTCGTCTGGAAAGACCTGGGCCAAGCTCGTGTACACATCGCGATAGCCGGCGCGTCTCAGTAATGCGCGCCAACTGGCCTTCTTCTGGCCAGCCGCGTGCGCGAGTCGCAACAGGCGCATGAAATCGGGTTGGCGACGGCGCAGCGGTAGCGTCTCGCCCGCCAAAGTCAGCCGGTTATAAGGCGGTGGAAGTTCGAACCATAGCGGCACCTGATCGATCAGCTGCGGTAGCAGGCTTCGCGCGTCGAGGCGGATTCCTTCGGGTTCCATGTGCGCTACCTCGTCCAGAGGAAGGAAGGTCGTTTCCGCCGTCGGTTCCGGCATGTTGCGGAACGGCGACGTGGTTAGGATCAGGCGGCGACCATCATCGAAGTCGGCGTTCAAGGCCGCCAAGATCGGCTCCAAGTCCAGATTGATCGTGGAGCGAAGCAGGTACACTGCCGTCGTGGCGCTGGTGGCTTCGCTCAAGCGCCACAGCCGGTTTTCGATCAGGGTTACCGCCGGATTCAACGAAGAGTCGATTTGCGCCGCCAGCGAGTTCGGCAGCCACGACAGCTTTGCCGACACGGATTGGAACTCGATGCCGAAGTCGACCTCTCCACCGCACAGCGTGCAGCGCACCAAGTGCTCGCCCCAGCTTTGCACCTGGATGGGGAGCGATGATTTGCAAACGCGACAGTTTGCGTAGCGCGTTCGCTTGGGGTCGGTCAGCGCACCGGCCTGGACGAACCGCGACATCGCGCCGTGGTCGTAAGACAGCAGGGTACCGACCGGTTCGAGTTCGAACCAGTGGATGACTCGTTTAAGCACGTGGCGTCCTTCAGTATTGCGGGGCAATAGCTGCCCGTCAGGCCTAAGCGGTCTGAATCGGGATGAAGCGGGGGCGAAACGAACTAGTCGATCAAGCGATCGACGAGCGCGCTATCGAATGCTGCGGGTAGATCCGTAGGCGCAGGCTTGCGCCTGCGCCGATCCGGTCTCGCACGCAGCCGATGTTCGGCGCGCGATAGCAACGGGGGAGAGGTTTGCCGTGGTTGCGCGAAGCCGCCACGACGGTGTGGTGGAACATTCCATTGCGCATCAGTGTTGTCCTTCATCATGCGGCCCACTTCGAGTGGGCTTTCTTTCTTCTTAACGAAGATAGCGCGCCGCAGAAGCCGTGCGCAACATCACTGAACGCAATCCCCTACTCGTCATGGATGCGAGTTCACGGTTCGTTCGGATTCAGGTACGCGCGAGCTAGGAATCGGCGCCGATTCCTATTTTTTGGCTAGGAATCGGACGCCGGTGATACGTCGGCGCGATGGATGGTTGCGCAGGCCGCGGAACTCTTGCTGGTGATGCCAAAGGGCGCGAGCACGACTATGGATGCAGCTGATCGCGACGTTGCCGCGACTGATGTCTCCGCGGAGTAGACGGATTTTTTCCGAGCACGATGCGATGCCGAGACGATCGGGCTGTCGAATTTGTTGTGCGACGAAAAAAAATTTTCGAGCGCGGTGCGACGATTCCTAGCTAAAAAAGGCCTTGTTTCCAGCTCAACATACGTTTTGAGCTAGGAACGTCTAGGAATCGGAGGTCGATTCCTAGCTCGTTCCCCCCTTTCATTCCTAGCTCCGATTCGCGCAGTCTCTCGTCCCGACAGCACCACGTCGACGACGAGAACCTTCCCATGAGCGACAACTCTCTGACGACCGAACAGCTCGCTGCGCGCTGGGACGTCACTCCCGAAACACTGGCGCGCTGGCGCGCCGACGCGATCGGTCCACCGTTCTTCAAAGTGCTCGGCCGGCGCGTCAAGTATCGGCTGGAGGACATCGAACTGTACGAATCCGAATCGATGCGCTCTTCGACGGCCGACACCGATCGCATCCCGAGCAACGACCTGCGCTTGGCGGCGCAGCGCGGCGATGTCATTGCGACCACGCGAGGAGCGCCGGCATGAACCTGCTCGCCCGTTGCATCGACCGACCGGCGAGCGAACTCGCCAACTTCGCGCCGGACCTGCTGCTCGACCTGAAGCTGCAGGCGGCCGAGGCCGTCGCGGCGGCACGCGCGCAGGCCGACAAGATCGACCAAGCGCTGGACATTCGCTACGGCAAGCGCGCCGCCGAGCAGCGCTTCGCTGTCGGCAAGGACACCGGCACGGTCACGCTGACCGAAGGTGCCGTGCGGATTTCCTGTGAGGTGCCGAAGAAGGTCGAGTGGGACCAGGCCGCGCTCGGCAAGATCGTAGAGCGCATCCGTAGCGCCGGCGAAGATCCGGCCGAGTTTGTGGAGATCAGCTATCGCGTCAGCGAGGCGAGGTACACGGCCTGGCCGGCGTCGATGCGCGCGTCCTTCGATTCTGCCCGAACCCTCAAGACCGGCAAACCGGTGTTCCGTCTGTCGCTGATCGAAGGAAAAGTGTGATGAAAATCACAACTGTAAGTTGGGGTCGCTGGATCCTCATGACCGCGGTGCACGAACTGGGCACGACCTACGCGCTGACGGAGTTGAGCGACGGTCCCGAGGAGCACGAACCGGTGACGCCGGAGGCGGCCGAAGCGGTCGCTGAGTTCCTGCGCAAGACCGGGAGTGCCGTCTGATGGCATTGCCGATCATTACCGCCGAACAGCGGCTGGCCGAAGCCCGCGGCGTGAAGGGCGTGCTCGTCGGCGGCTGGGGGCTGGGCAAGACCTCGCAACTGTGGACGCTGGATCCGGCCACGACCTTGTTCGTGGACATCGAAGCCGGCGACCTGCCGGTGAAAAGCTGGCCGGGCGACAGCGTCCGCCCGCGTACTTGGGACGACTGCCGCGACATCGCGGTTCTGCTCGGCGGGCCGAACCCCGCGCTGAGGGAGAACCAGTCTTTTAGCCAATGGCACTTCGAAGCCGCGCAGTTGCGGTATGGCGACCCAGCGGCCTTCGCCCAATACCAGACCCTGTTCGTGGATTCGATCACCGTCGCCGGCCGGCTGTGCCTGCAATGGTGCAAAGGCCAGCCGCAGGCGTTCTCCGAGAAGACTGGGAAGCCCGACACCCGCGGCGCGTATGGTCTGCTCGGACAAGAAATGGTCGGTTGGCTGACTCAACTCCAGCACGTCCGTGGCAAGCACGTCTGGTTCGTCGGCATCCTCGAAGAACGAGTGGACGATTTTGGCCGTCGCAATCACGCGCTCCAGATCGACGGTTCCAAGACCGGCCTGGAACTGCCGGGCATCGTGGACGAGGTGATCACCTTGGCCGAAGTGCCCGCCGCCGAGGGCGCCGCGTACCGCGCCTTCGTCTGCCACACCGCCAACCCCTGGGGTTACCCCGCGAAAGACCGGTCCGGCCGGCTCGACATGGTCGAGCCGCCGGACCTGGGCCAGCTCATGCGAAAGCTCGGCGCGCCGGAAGCGGCCGCGCCCACTCCCCCCACACTCCACTAATACATAAGGTCACCATGTCCTCCGCCTGGAACAACTTCAACGACGCCGAGAGTCCGGCGTTCTCGCTCATCCCGAAGGGCACGCTGGTCAAGGTCCGCATGACCATCAAGCCCGGTGGCTACACCGACGCCGCCAACGGCTGGCTGCACGGTTGGGCCAGCCGCGGCGACACCGGCGCGGTCTACCTCAACGCCGAGTTCGTCGTGCTGGAGGGCAAGTACGCGCGCCGCAAGCTATGGACCCTGATCGGCCTGCACAGCCCCAAGGGTCCGACCTGGGGTCAGATGGGGCGCAGCTTCATCAAGGGCGTGCTGAACTCGGCGAACGCGCTCCACCCCGATGACATGAGCGCGACCGCGCAGCAAGGCCGCTGCATCGAAAGCTTCGGCGACCTGGACGGCGCCGTCTTCGTCGGCAAGGTCGATTGGGAAAAAGACAGCTACGGCGAGGACAAGGCGGTGATCAAGGTGCCGATCATGCCCGACCACCCGCAGTACAAAGAGGTGATGGGCGCCGTGCAGCCGCTGCCGGCGCAGGCCGCCGCAATGCCGGCGCATATCGCGCATGCCACGAACCAGGCACAGGCGCCGATCGCCGGCCGCCCGACGTGGGCACAGTGATGGGCATACGCCGCCATGCCACGAGACTCCCGCCTTCAGGACCGTTACCCAAACGGGGACGGCATCTTCACCGCCTTGCGCGACCTGTCCAGCGCCGAGCTTGAAGCGCAGATCCAGCGCCTTCTTGCTCTGGCGCAGCACCACGACGAGCACGCGCAAGCCCTGATCGAGTACCGCGACCATGTCTTTGATCGATCGCGGCATGGCCGATGACGCCGTGCTGGGGCTGTGGCCGGCCCGCGCGCGGGTTCGGCCATATGGACCTGCGCCGCCGCATCGCTGATCCGCGGCGCACGCCGTACCGCTGGGCGTTCTGCTCGATCACCTGTCAGGACGCCTTTCACCAACTCTACGCGACCCGAGCCCGGACGAATCCGAGCGCGGTGGAGGAGCTTTTGCCCGTGCCACACCCCCTGTCCCATGAAGCCCAGCGCGCGTGCCTGACCGCGCTGGCGCAAGTCGCCGAGCGCGTCGGCTTCGACGTGCCGCTGGCGCAGTACACGCAAGTGCAGGCTACCGAGGTAATCGAGGCCGTGACGATGGCTTACGAGTCCACGCTGCGCGAGCAGGCGGATCCGCGAAACAAGCCAGTAGCGCCGCTCGATTCGGACCGGCCCTTTGACGACCCGATCCCGTTCTAGCCCGAGCCCGAAAAGTGCATTGCGAAATAAATTTGTGCATTTGCATCTTTTAGGAGAGCCAACGTGCTCGACTTCAACTCCCACGATCTGTCCGAGCAACTGACGGCAATAGTCGACGCCGCGATGGAGCGCGAGGCCGCCTCGCGGCCGGCCCGTGCCTACTTGGGCGCGTCCAGTCTCGGTGAGGAATGCAGCCGGCGCCTGCAATTTCAATTCTTCGACGCAGCTAAGGATTGTGGGCGCCACTTCCCGGGCCGGCTGCTGCGCGTCTTCCAGCGCGGGCATCAGATGGAGGACTGGATGGCCGATTGGCTGCGCGCCGCCGGCTTCGACCTTCGCACCCATGACGACGGCGGCCAGCAGTTCGGCTTCGAGACCGCAGGCGGTCGCGTGCGCGGTCACGCCGACGGAATCATCGTCGGCGGGCCCGACGAGTTCCGCTATCCAATGCTCTGGGAGAACAAGGCGGTCGGAACCAAGACCTTCCGCGAGCTGCAACGCAAACGGCTGGCACTGAGCCGGCCGGTATACGCCACCCAGATCGCTTTGTATCAGGCCTACCTCGGCCTGCACGAACACCCGGCGCTGTTCACCGCCATCTGCGCCGACGACATGTCGATCTACGCCGAGCGCGTGGTCTTCGATCGCGGCCTGGCTCAGCGCGCGTCCGATCGCGCCGTCGAGATCCTGCGCGCCTGCGACGCCGCCGAACTGCTTCCCCGAATCAGCACGACACCCACCCACCAAACGTGTCGCGGCTGCGCCTGGCAAGACCGCTGCTGGTCCTTGCCTTCTCCCACCACGTTGCACTGAACCGAGGTTCTAATGAACGTATCTTCAAACGAGATCGCCGCCTCTACGCCTGTGTTCGTCGCACTGGCCATGTACACCTTGCCGGATCGAGGGGAATACGGGACGCAGGAGGTCGTGGTGACGCCTGAACTGGCGACCGCATGGCTTCGCCGGAACGAGGCGAATCGCAAGCTCCGGCACCGCGCCGTCGCTGAGTACGCCCAGGCGATGCAGCGCGGACTGTGGAAGACGACCGGCGAGTCCATCAAGTTCAGCAAGACCGGCCGTCTGCTCGATGGTCAGCACCGCCTCGCGGCGATCGTGGATTCGGGCATCGCGCTGTCGATGGTCGTGGTGACCGGCCTAGACAACAGCGCCTTTGACGCCATCGACACCGGTCGCTCCCGAACTGGCGCCGACGTACTGCTCATCGAAGGTGTCGGCGCACGCGAATCCGCGACGGTTGCCGCCGCGATGCCGCTGATCTTGAACTATCAGCGCGGACTGGTTCCGCACAACCGTACGCGCTACTCCAACCAAGAGCTGATCGAAGCCTGGGGATCGCAGGAAGCGATCCGCCGCAGTAGCCAGTTCGTGGCCAAGTTGCCGCGCAGGGTGATGCCCGTCATGCACTCCAAGGCGTTGTTCCTGCACTGGGCATTCTGCCAGCGCGATGTCGAAGCCGCAGATGAGTTCCTGGAGCGGCTCTACAGCGGCGAACTGCTCGGTAAAACCGAGCCGCTCTATCACTTGCGTCAGCGGTTGTTGTCGATGCGCATGGAGGGCAAGACGATTTCGGAGATGGTGGTCCTGCACGCCTGTATCAAAGCCTGGAACGCCATGCGCCTTGGTAAGACGTATACGACCTGGCGCTCGGTGTTCCCGAAGTCCGATGAGTCATTTCCGGAGATCGCACGATGAATCTGGAGTATCACGAGTTGTGTCTGATGCTTCCCGACATGAATGGCGAGGCCTTTTCCGCGCTCGTTGAAGACATTCGGCAACACGGACAGCGCCGCGAGATCGTGCTCTATGAAGGTCGAATTCTTGATGGAAGGCATCGGTACCGCGCCTGCATAGAGTGCGGAGTCAAGCCGAGAACCGTCGAGTTCGACGGCAAGGATCCCGTTGCATTCGTAGTGAGCGAAAACGTGGCCCGCCGTCATCTGTCCGAATCGCAGCGCGGCATGGTCGCAGCGAAGCTCGCCAACTTGGAGGTAGGGCGGCCCGGAAAAAGTGCAAATTTGCACCTTTTCGGCGTAAAGCTGGAGCAAGCTGCTGATTTGCTTGCAGTTTCACGTCGCATGGTGGCGAAAGCTTCTGACGTGAAGAAGAACGGTTCGCCCTCGCTGGTTCAGCAGGTTGAAGCTGGAAAAATCTCGATGAATGAAGCCGAAAAGATCGCGTCGCTTGGGCCTAAGTCCCAGGATCGGATTGCCAAGATTGAGGACAAGCGAGCGCGAAAAAATGAACTGGCCAAGGCTCTGAACATCAGTCAAGGGCGCAAGAATCCATCGCCGCGTACCGACTTCATCGAGCCCAAGGAACAATGCGGCTGGGTGTCGACCTTCATGGCACGATTTGAATCGCTAGTGCTTGTCTTGACTGAGGCGGGTGTTGAACCGGAAACGCTGTCAAGTCGTCTTGTAGACGAGGTCAATTGGAGCGACCGGCGTTTCAACGTTCGCTTCGGCAGCGCGCATCCATGGTTCCACGCGCTAGGCAATCTCCCGGATCGGACAAGCGAGGGTAGGCGCTCGGCATGATGGACTTCAACGACGCTGAGGCTCCGACCGTGCCTCGGCCTGAGCGTCCGTCGCGGGATGCCATCCGAACGCAACTGCTGCAACGCCTGGAGGGTGTCCTCCAGGCTTTGTATCCGAACGGTCGCGTTCGGCGCGGTAAGTTCCACCTCGGGAACATCCAGGGCGAGAAGGGCGATAGCTTGGAGGTCGAGTTGTCCGGACCGAAGGCCGGGCTGTGGACCGACCACGCGACCGGCGAGGGCGGCGACGTCTTCGACCTGGTCGCTGCGCAGGCGAGTTTGGATGCCCGGCACGATTTCGCCGCGGTACTGTCGCGCGCGGCGGAGCTGGCCGGTCAGGTGCCGGCGCCGTCACCCGTCGCGCCACCGTCGCGCCGCCGCGCCGAGCCCGTATTGGATGAACTCGGGCCGTCGACCGCGCGCTGGGACTACCACAGCGCGGATGGCGAACTGATTGCCTGCGTATATCGCTACGATCCGCCGACGGGGAAGGAGTACCGGCCCTGGGACGCGAAGCGCCGCAAGCACCTCGCTCCGGAACCGCGGCCGCTCTACAACCAACCTGGCCTCGCCGCCGCGCTCGACGTCGTCGTCGTGGAGGGCGAGAAGGCGGCGGATGCGCTGATCGCCCTGGAGGTGCCCGCCACGACCGCCATGAACGGCGCGAAGGCGCCGGTCGCGAAGACGGACTGGTCGCCCCTGCGCGGCAAGCACGTGCTGATCTGGCCGGACAAGGACAAGGCCGGCTGGGACTACGCGCTGGCCGTCGCCCACGCCGCGCTCGCGGCCGGCGCGATTTCCTGCGCGATCCTGTATCCGCCGGAAGACAAGGAGCAGGGCTGGGATGCCGCTGACGCCGTCGAAGAGCACTTCGACGTCATCGGCTTCCTGCGTGCGGGCGAGCGCACGCCGATCACCCGGCCCGAGCGCGCCGAAGCCATCGACTTCGGCGAGCTCGGCTGGCATACCGACGACGGCCTGGCCACCGCTTTCACCAATCGCTACCACGAGGACTGGCGCTATTGCGCCGCGTGGGGACAGTGGATGGTGTGGAGCGGGCAACGATGGAATCCCGATCGAACGCTGACGGTCAACCACCTGGTGCGTGGCGTCTGCCGCGTGGCGGCCACCTACGCGAACACTGGAAGTCAGCAGGCGCGTTTGGCAAGTGCGTCGACCGTGTCCGCGGTTGAGCGCATGGCCAGGAGCGACCGGTATCACGCCTCCGATGCCGAGGAGTGGGACACCCGTCCCTGGCTGCTGAACTCGCCTGCAGGAACCATCGATCTCAAGACAGGGGCATTGCGCAAGCACGCTCGGCTTGATCGCCTTACCCGGATGGCGACGGCGGGAATGGACGGGCACTGTTCGCTCTGGCGCCGGTTTCTCGCGGACGTCACCGGCGGCGACGGCGAGCTGCAAGCCTACCTGCAGCGCATGGCGGGCTATTGCTTGACCGGCGTAACAACCGAGCATGCGTTGTTCTTCCTCTACGGCACCGGCGCCAACGGCAAGTCCGTGTTCGTCAACACGCTGGCCACGATCCTCGGCGATTACGCCACTAGCGCCCCGATGGACACGTTCATGGAGAGCCGGGGCGAACGCCATCCGACCGAGCTCGCCGGTCTGCGCGGCGCGCGCTTCGTCGCCGCCGTCGAGACCGAGGAGGGCAGGCGCTGGAACGAGTCGAAGCTGAAAGCGATCACAGGCGGCGACAAGATCATGGCGCGCTTCATGCGCCAGGACTTCTTCGAGTACACGCCGCAGTTCAAGCTGGTCATCGCCGGCAACCACAAGCCGGCGATCCGCAACGTGGACGAAGCGATGAGGCGGCGCTTGCACCTGATTCCCTTCACCGTCACCGTCCCGCCCGAGCGACGCGATGGGGATCTATCGAGGAAGCTGCTGGCGGAGCGAGAAGGCGTTCTGGCCTGGGCGGTCGAGGGCTGCCTGGAATGGCAGCGTAATAGCCTACGGCCGCCAAAATGTGTTCTGGACGCTACCGACGAATACTTCGAGTCGGAAGACGCGCTCGGGCGATGGATCGAAGAGCGGTGTCAGGAACACGCACAGTCGAAAGCGCTGATCGCCGACCTATTTACAGACTGGAAGGACTGGTGCCTGGCGAACGGGGAGTTTTCGGGATCGATCAAGCGCTTTTCCGAGATGCTCGAATCCCGTCGCTACGATCGCCATCGAGGCGGAAAAGGCGCGCGTTATGTCGTCGGCCTGAGCTTGCGGCCAAAGAGCTTCGCTCGCTACGCAGGCTAATTGAATCAGACAGTTACCTCGGTGGGTGACGCATGTGACACAGCTGCTAGTTACCCCTCGCGTGTGCGCGCGCACGCACATACAGGGGATAACCGGAAACCATGTCACATGCGTCACCCGCCCAACCCAAGGATGCATGATGAGCAGTACGACATTGGCGCTGGACCTGGGCACGACGATGGGCTGGGCGCTGGCGCGCGGCGGCCAGATCGCCAGCGGCACGCAGGCGTTCCGGCCGGGTCGCTTCGAAGGCGGCGGCATGCGCTACCTGCGATTTGGCCGTTGGCTGGACGAGACGCTGGCCTTCGTCGGCCAAGTCGAGGCGCTTTACTTCGAGGAGGTGCGCCGACACCGCGGTGTCGATGCGGCGCACGCTTACGGCGGTTTCCTGGCGCAGCTGACGGCCTGGTGTGAGCAGCACCGGATTCCGTATCAGGGTGTGCCGGTCGGCACGATCAAGCGGTTCGCGACCGGCAACGGCAACGCCAAGAAGGACGCCATGATCGCCGCGATGCAGCGGCGCGGCCATGCGCCCAGCGACGACAACGAGGCCGATGCGTTGGCTCTGCTGCACTGGGCGCTGTCGCAGGGAGCAGAAGCATGAGCACGGCCTGGAACATTCAGCGCGTGACCGACCGATTCCAGGAGGCCGCCATCACCGCGCGCAGACTGCCGCCGGTCCGGGTCCAGGGCTATGCGGCCTTCTGGCCGGACATCAACCGCCAGTCGTGGGAGGGCTATGCCGACGAGCGCATTGTCTTGCGGTTCACTGCGTCGCCCGGCGCGATCGACCGTTTTGGCGAGACGGTGCGCTGGCTGAAGTGGTTGGACGAGGATCAGCGCCGCCTGGTTTGGCTGCGGGCGCAGTACGTGCCGTGGCGCGAGATTTGCAACCGGACCGGGCTGATCCGCAAGACAGCATGGCGACGCCATCACCACGCTCTGGCGTTGGTCGTTGTGCAGTTGAACGGCAAGCTGCCAAGAATTGTTGATACCTCAGCTCTGCAGGGGCAGAAAACGCAGTCTCATCTGCCGTGATACCCATTGCCAGTCGTGCATTCTTGGTGCTGCATCGGCCACGTTACACTCAGCTTCGAGGCCGACTTGAGGCAGCGAACAGAAAATCGCGCGTTGATAAACCGCACTGATTACCGTCAGGACGCGGGACCAAGACATCATCGGGAGATTTACTAGACGGTAGTATGTGGCGCGCAATATATCCTCGGCGTCGGCAGGCAGGCGGCCGCGCACTGCCGAGTCGATGCCGAGCGATACAGCAGAGTTCAGTTCGTTCGAACTGAACATGTCGGCATTCGGAAGGAGGTCTGTGTTCTCCATCCAGTAGAACCGTTCCGCCTCAATGTCGAATGCGCGTTGTCGAGCAGAGTCGTCGTTCGACGTGTAAGTGATCATGTTGAGAGCATCCCTTGTTCAGTAAAAGCGAGGCGCAGCCCTTGAGGACGGCCAACAGCGCCTGACAAAAGGGTTGAGCAGCAGGTATGGCGGAGCTGCCTAAGGGAACCGCACTTCCGAAGCGAGGACTTCGGGCAAGCGGCATATCTGCCACCATACGCTAAAGCGAGCACCGGACCGCGCCGTCGGTCTGAGAGTGATGTCACATGCGCTGTACAGTTCAGCTGGCGACGCAGTGAACTGAGCAACAAGGAGGTCGTTGGATCCTGCGTTATCCACGATTACCCAGGATCATGATCGCGGTCGTTATCGGGTGTCCCAAAAAACCCGGATTTGCCCTAGCCTAGATCCCATGCTGATGCGGGTATGTCCGACACGTGGTGATGTAAGGCGCAGCAGCAGGCGGCGGCTCAACTAGGGCCGCCGCCTTTTTCTTGGCTCGTTGGTGCATCGATCTCGGGCACGGGCTCCAGGCCGAAGCGGTGCAAAAACTCGACGGGAATATCGGGTTGTCCGGGGCCCGTCCAGTCGAACGCCACAACGACGCCGTCCATATCCTCACGCTCGATCACCGGCGAGCGGACGCCGGGCACGGCCTGTAGTGCGATCACCGCTAGCTCTTCAATCGGTATGGCGACGAGCATGGCGTTCCAGGCTCTGCGGACTTTGATCCACGTCTGCATGATGGCCCCTCCCCATAAGGGGATCACGTAGAAGCTGAACGAGTTAGGTCACGGTCTGGTCGAACTCCGTTCGCTCCAAACCGTAGCGGTCAAGATGGTCCACCGGGATGACCGGCATTCCTTCGCCCGGCCAGGCGAAGCTGAGCACGGTCTGTTTGCCCGAGGCGTATTCGAGCCGGACGTCACGCAGCCCTTCGAGGGACTGGACGTAGGCCAAGGCCACGACGCGTAGCGGAAGCAGATCCAGCAGCGAGCCGAGCCGGCGACGCAGGACGATCTGGTATCGCGGCATGGCACTTCTCCTCGCCTCGCGAGCATCAAAGCGCGTCGTGGACGATCTGACTAGGGGGTGATCCCCCAGCGTCGTCAGATCGCGATAGACGGCACGGGCGGGAGTGGCGTCGCATCACGCCGCCCTGACGTGGCGCGCACACAGGCGCACACGGCGCGGCGTGCCCAAGGTGCCGGTGAGCCCCTATCGGTCCAGGCCGCGGCGCCGACGCGCGGCGGGCCAGCGCGGGTGGCGATTAATTGAGCGGGTCCTTCCTGGCGATCAGGGCATGCGGGGGGCCACGCCGCAAAATCGCGCTAGCGTCAACCCTTGCATGAGGTTTGCAGATCGCGTTCGCGCCGTCCCGATAAGTCAACTCCGAGGCGCCTAGCACGGCGCAGATCATGATTTCCAACGCGCGTCCACCATCGCTAATCGACGGTGGCGCGGAGCGCTGGCGGCAGATCTCGGACTATCCGAGCTACGAAGTTTCCGACCGCGGCAAGATCCGGCGGTCGATCGCATACCGACAGCATCCGGCCGGGAAGCTGCTCAAGCCGAAACCGGACACCGGTGGCTATCTGCAGGTTGCGCTGAGTCGGGACGGCCGGTACGGCTACTTCAATGTTCATCGCCTAGTGGCGTTGACTTTCCTGGGGCCGCCGCCGACGCCGCGGCACCAAGTCGCCCACAACGATGGGGTTCGCAGCCACAACTGGGTCGCGAACCTGCGCTGGGCCACGCCGAAGGAGAATTGCGCCGACCGGGTACTGCACGGTACGTCGCCGGACAACCGCGGCGAGCGACATCCGTCGGCCAACCTCACCGAATTCCTGGTGACCGAGTTGCGCGATCACCGGCGCGCGGGTCGCCGCTACAACGAACTGGCGCAGACCTACCGGCTGCCCATGATGACCATCTACTCCGCCGTGGTCGGCGACACTTGGCCGCATGTGCCCGGTGCGCTCGGCCGCGCGCGCCGCCCACTGCGAGCGAAATGAACCTGCAACTGGAGCACTGGCCGGTCGACCGGCTGATCGCTTATGCGCGCAATCCGCGCGAGAACGACCACGCCGTAGACCAGATGGCCGCGGTGATCCGCGAGTTCGGATTTCGCATTCCGTGCGTGGTGCGTAGCAACGGCGAACTGGTCGACGGCCATCTCCGCCTCAAGGCTGCGCGCAAGCTGGGCTTGGAGTCGGTGCCGGTCGTCCTGGCGGACGAACTGACCGAGGCCCAGGTCAAAGCCTTCCGGCTGCTGGCGAACCGTTCCGCTACCTGGGCGAACTGGGACGAGGAATTGCTGCAACTGGAGCTGGCCGACCTGGACGCGCTCGAATTCGATCTGGCGTTGACCGGCTTCGATGACGACGAGATCGAGGACATGCTGGCTGCGGTATCGGGCGAAGGTCAGACGGAGGAGGACGCGGCACCCGAGCCGGAAGAACATCCGATCTCGCGCCCAGGCGATGTCTGGATCTGCGGAGAGCATCGAGTGTTGTGCGGCGATGCCACGTGCTCCGAGGACTACGCCGCGCTGCTCGGGGACGAGTTGATCGACATGACGTTCACCGATCCGCCCTATAACGTCGACTACGCCAACAACCCGAAGGACAAGCTACGCGGTAAACACCGCCCGATCCTCAACGACAACCTGGGCGACGACTTCGGCGCCTTCTTGCAAGCGACCTGCACCGAGATGCTGCGGGTGACGAAGGGCGCGATCTACATTGCCATGTCGTCGTCCGAGCTCGACCGGTTGCAGACCGCGTTCCGCGCTGCGGGCGGTCGCTGGTCGACCTTCATCATTTGGGCGAAGAACAAGTTCACGCTGGGCCACGCCGACTATCAGCGGCAGTACGAGCCAATCCTCTACGGCTGGCGCGACGGTAACGACCGATTCTGGTGCGGCGCGCGCGACCAGGGCGACGTCTGGTTCATCGACCGAGCCGCGCGCAACGAGCTGCATCCGACGATGAAGCCGGTGGCACTGGTCGAGCGCGCCATCCGCAACAGCAGTAAGACGCGAGATCTGGTGCTCGACCCCTTCGGCGGATCGGGGACAACCCTGATCGCTTGCGAAAAGACGAGCCGCCGCGCGCGGCTGATCGAACTGGACCCGAAGTATGTCGACGTCATCGTCCGGCGCTGGCAGGACTACACCGGTCGGCAGGCCGTTCGGGTCTCCGATGGCGCCGCGTTCATCGCGGCGGATCCGGAGGTCGAGGACGCAGCCTGATGGCGGTCTATTACAACGAGATCGATCCGTACCTGTGCCAGTGGCTGAAGAACTTGATGACGGCGAGCGTGATCCCGGCCGGCGACGTCGATGACCGCGACATCCGATCTGTTTCCGCAGACGATGTCCGCGGCTACGCACAGTGCCACTTCTTTGCAGGCATCGGTGGGTTCGCCTACGCCGCCCGGCTCGCGGCTTGGCCGGACGACACGGCGCTGTGGACCGGCGGATTTCCCTGCCAGCCGTTCAGCGTCGCAGGTAACCAGCGCGCGCAAGCCGACGACCGCCACCTCTGGCCGGAGTTGCATCGCCTTATTGCACAAGCGCGACCCGCTCTATTCGTGGGCGAAAACGTTGCTGGCCTCATCGCGCTGGGGCTCGACGGAGTTCTCGCTGACTTGGAAAGCGAAGGCTACGCCAGCCGGGCGGTTGTTGTTCCAGCTTGCGCCGTCAACGCTCCGCACCGGCGCGACCGAGTCTGGATCGTCGGGCAGCGTCTGGCCGACCGTGGTGGCGAACGACGACAACAAGTCCCCGGCCGCGCACCTGGCGATGAAGCGCCGGATGCCGGGCGGCCGCCGAAAGGCGATCACCAGCCTCCAGGTGGCGGCGAAGGCGGTCTGGCCGACCGCGACGGCGAACGATCCGGAGAAGCGGGGCGACTTTGCGGCCGAGAGACGCAATGGCCTGCCGGGGGTGGTGAAGGCGGTCTGGAGTACACCGCGCGCGAGCGACGGGGAGAAGGGAAGTCCCAGGCAGTCCTTCGGCAGCGGAGCAACGGCGCCGCTGCCGGCCCAGGCGTACCAGAGTTTGGAGCAGGAGTACACGGTGGCGCTGACGCAACACCCGATGGCGCAGGCCATCGACACGGCGTTGTTCGGCGACCCGCTGGGATTGGCGCCGCCGGCGCTGTGGGCGACGCCGACTGCGAGGGATCACAAGGACGGCTGGAGCTATGGCAACGCGCCGCACAATGGCCAGCTTGGACGACAGGTCGAACCCTCGCCGGCCGCCGGATCCCTGACGCCGGAATTCGTCTTCTGGCTCATGGGGTACCCGCCCGAGTACCTCGACTGCGCGCCGCCGGCAACGCGATCGTCCCGCAAGTCGCCGCCGAAATCTTGGGGGCGCTGCGTCCCTGAGGCCGCGCGATGCGCGGCTCCAAGGCTAGCGCTTACTCTTCTTCTGCAGGCAGTCCGACGTAGCGGGCATAATTGTGGCCCTCCGCCCGCACGTACAAGGTCGGCATTCGGGGCGCCACTACCATGATGCAGTGCCCTGGGCGGCTATTGAGCAGGGTGATCCAGTCTTGGGGCTTGGTGAAATCACGCTCGAAGGCGCGATACTCCGCTTGGCTCATCGTCTTGCGCTCGATAACCCAAACCAACTCGGGTTCAACATAGTAGCCACCTAACTCGCGCCTCATGGATCGATAGTTGGCGAGCTTGCGACTGAGGCTAAAACGGACGCGCAGTTGATAGGGCGGAAGCAGCTGGGTGGTCACAGTGGTCGTCCTGCGTTGGGGAGCCCATGAGCGCTTCCTCCAGGCCAGAAGCCAAGGACATGCGCGTGGTACTTGCGGCGCCGCTCAGCAGTCGGAAAGGTAGGCCGCCGCGCAGCGCGCGACGGCCCACGGCTTAGGCAATTTCAAACTGGCGCGTCGCGCCGTTGTAACGCAGACCGACGTTGAAACGAATCGGTGTGCAGTCGCCCGCCCAGAGGTTGAGGGCGTACAGCGCGCGGTAGCAGACCGCGCGCTTGGCCTGCGCCTCGCTCAGTCCAACGTCCATCAGGTACTGCGCCATTTCGGCGTCCGTCGAGACTTCGTCGTTCGACAACATGCCCTCGATGGCATCGAGGATGCGAGCATCGAGCGTCGCAAGCAGTTCGTCCGGGCCTGCGTTCGGGGCGGCATTCTTCATCGTGCGTCTCCGTAGTTGGGAGGCCATGAACGCTTCGATTCGGCAGAACATCAAGCGCACCGCGTAGGGTTCTTCGATTCGCCGCGTGGTTGGACAGCTGCGAGACAGCGAGCCGGGCGTTTGCCCGGCTCGCTGCGCGCCTCACTCCTCCTCGTCGCCGTGCGCGGTGGCACCTTCGGTCACGATGCGGTAAACGCGCTCGCCGTCGCCCTCTTTGCTGTTGGTTACGCTGTAACCCTTCTTCTTGACCGTGCCGGCGAGGAATCCGCGCACCGAGTGCTGCTGCCAGTCGGTCTCGGCCATGATCTGCGCGATGGTCGCGCCTTCCGGCCGCATCAGCAGGCCGACGACCTTCGCGATCTTGGTGTCGCCACGCGCCGCGCGCTTGGGTTTGACCGGCGCCGTGGTCGCCGCTGCCGCGCTGTCGGCCGGCGCGGTAGCGGCGTTATCGGTCTGGCCGCTGTCCGTACCGCTCGCGGACTCGCTCGGCGGCTCGTGTTCGGTACCTCCGGCGCCCAACGCGTCGGCGACCGAGGCTTCGGCGCCGACCGCCGCGTAGCCGTCCGCCGTCAGGCGGTAGCCGGCGTCGTGCGGCTCGACCAGTTCGTTGCGCAGCAGGCCGCGCACGACGCTGGTGCGCGCGCCGCCCAGCAGGCCGGCGGGGTAGGCTTCGATGCGGCCTTCGGTGGCCACGGCCAGTTCCAAAACGGCGCGCTGGTTGGTGGTGAGTTCGATGTTGCTCATGGTTGTTCTCCTAGTTAGTGGTTGGGGTGGTGCAGTTCCCGCGCGCGGCTGGGGCCAACCCACTCGCCTTCGGGGTCCAGGCCGCGACGGATCAGCTCGTCGCGCGCCAGTTGGTTGAGGTCGAGGGTTCCGTTGCCTTCAAGAACCAAAGGTCGTCAGGGGTAGCCCGCCCGGCGTCTGCCGGGCGGGTGCGTTCCTCATTCGCCGACATCGCGCGCGACCTTGGGCAGGTCGATTTGCCCGCTGACGATTTCGTTGATCATTTCGCTGCTGAACCTATGGAGCAGCAGGGCCGCGCGCCGTTTCTGTTCGGCGTAGGCAAGCTCCAAGGGATCGCGCCCATCCAGTGCGGCCAAGATGGCGCGCTCGTGCGCGGGCATGCCGCGCAAGATGTCGTTCAGTTCGTCTTTCGTGGTCATTACGGTTGGCCTCCGTGGCCGCGTTGGTGTGGACGCATGAACGCTTCCTTCGCCGAGCAAGCCAAGCGGTTTTCGCGATGAAGAACGATCGCTCTCGTTCATGGACAGGTGTCGGACAGCTTCGGCGTGTGGGAACAAAAGAGCCCCCGCGTGGGCGGGGGCTGCGAGGCCCTGTTGCACTAGTCGATGCGGCGCTGTCGGACGGCTTCGGGGATCAGAAAGTCGAGCGTGCGCCGCTCTTGCCAGCGGTACGCCAACAACTCGGTCTCCGGGATGGGCAGTGTGGTGACCGTTCGGACGGCGCCCGATTGGCCGAAGTCGCTGGCTTCGCCCTCGCCTAGCCATACATCGCCGAGCATCGTGTGCCGTTGCGTCGGTAAGGCGATGCCTTCGCCGCGTGCCGCCCGGATGCTGGCGGCGTAGCCGGCCAAATAGGCAGCGCGCAAGGCGGCGTGTATTTCCCAAACTGCGACGCTGTAGAAGTCCAGGTGGGTGCTTTTTCGTGTCTGTAGCGTGGTAATCCCGATGTGGTGGAGCGCGATGTCGTTGAAGAGCGCGTCGTTCATGGTGGCCTCCTTGGCCGCGTTGGGTGGACGCATGAACGCTTCGGTTCGGCCAGAAGCCAAGCGCTTCCGCCAGCCGTAGCCGGTGGTTATGGAAGTTCGGACAGCTAACGGACAGATAGCAGGAAGCTGCCCGACGCCTGTCCGTGCGCTAACGGCGCCGCTTGGCTTTCAGCGAAATTGAAGCGTTCATGCCGTGCCGCAAGCGGCGGCGACAGGAAAACGCATAGATGCAACAGGTACAGGACGCGCAGTTCACACTGGGCACGTTGCCCAAGCGGATTCGATGGTTGGTCGAAGAAGCGCCAACCGACTTGGAGCCGGTGTGGGAGTACGGGGTCTGCACGACCCAGGCGTGCGAGGCCCTGGCGCGGTTCCTGAAGCCATGGTCGCGTCTGGACCGGGCGCGACGCGTTGAGGCGGTCGAACTGTGTGCCCGGGTCCGTGCTGCGGATGATGAGCTGAACGCTTGGGAGCGGCGGGTTCTAGGTGGCTTCAGGGCGCGGCGGGCGAAGCGGCGCAACGCGGCTGTTAGGGCGACCCTACTCGGTTCGGCAGCGCAAATGGACGCCTATATCCAGTGTCGGCCAGCGCTGACGCCGCGCCAGTGGGTCGAGCAGGCCCGGGATTTGGTCGAGCGTCTGTACGTTTTCCGTCCGCGCGACGCCGAGTATCAGCAGGGCATCAGCTTCGCGGTCATCGGCTTGGACAAAGCGCTCGGGCAGCTGCCAGAGTAGACGCGGCGTAAGGCGAAGCTGTCAGAACCCTGTCTGCGAACGTGAGCGGCGTTTGTTCTGCTTGGCTTTCGTGCGGAAGGAAGCGTTCATGTCATCGCCGCAACGACGCGGCGACTACAGGAAGAAACAACATGCTCAAGGTCTCCGCGCGCAGGTTCCGCAACACGGCCGAGATGCTCGCCGATTGTGGGAAGTTGATGAGGGATCTGGTCGATGGCAAGCCGACCACGCCTCTTTGCTCAGAAGAGATGAAGGCAGCGCGGGCTAACGCGCAGCAGTGCCACGAGTTGCTCTGGCTTCTATGTGAAAGCGCGTGGATGACGATGGGTGTAGAAGCCGACCCGAAGGAGCTGATGGCGAAGCTCTGGCGGGATGATCAGGAATCCCCGGGCGCGCTGATGGACGCGCTCTGGATGCCGCACGACGCGGATTGAGCGGGAGAGGTCAGACCCCAGCGCCGACCCGGCGCTGGGGTGTTCCCTCTTCCAGTTCCTGTCTGCCGCGTGTCTGCACCGGCGCGCTATCGCTGGTTCGCTTGATGAAGTCCGAGAAGGAAGCGTTCATGTCCGCGCCGCAACGACGCGGTGGTCATCGGAAGATCGACATGAGCAATATGTCCTACTGCAAGTTCCAGAACACACTGAGCGACCTCATCGACTGCAGGAACACCATCGAAGAGATGGTCACGGGGGACGAGGACGAGGTCTTTGCCCTCAGCCGCGAGGAGGCGCGCGCCGCCGAGAATCTGGCTGAACAATGTTTCGACATCCTGACGCTGCTGTGCGAATACGCGGGCGTCGAGGTGGACCAGCACCTGGACGCGCGAGAACTGATGCGGAGCGTGATCGCAAGCCTGCCCCGTCGTTGAGCCTGGAGAGGATGCACCCCAGCGCCCAGGCGGGCGCTGGGGTATTCCCTCTTCTGGCGTGGCCCCCTTCCTGTCCGTTTGCTGTCTGCACGCCTGGGATGGGCTGAGGTCGCTTGCGATTCGCGCGCGGTGAAGCGTTCATGTCTAGGCCGCAACGACGCGGTCAACCTAGAGAACAGAAATGACCAACATGTCCTACTGCCGATTCCACAATACGTTGGTGGCCTTGAGGGACTGCGAAGGCGTCTTCGAGGATATGCTCGACGGTGATCCGCGGAGTCTCAGCGACGAAGAGCTGATCGCCGCACAGCAGCTGGTTGCTACCTGCCTCAACATCGTCCAGATACTCGCCGAGCGGGGCGCGGTGTACTTCGAGCCCGACATGGATCTCAGTGCGGTGGTTAAGGCGTTGAACGACGCGGCGAACTGATTCGGGAGAGCGTAGACCCCAGCGTCCAATGGGCGCTGGGGTGTTCCCTCTTCTGTCTCCTGTCTACGTAATTTCTGCGGTGACGAACTGGCGCTGTTTTCGCTTGATGAAGTCCGAGAAAGGAGCGTTCATGTCCACGCCGCAACGACGCGGCGACGACAAGGAAAGCAAGATGGGCTCACCGGTCACGAAGTCGAATGGAGATCTGCGCGCGCTGGGCAGCCGCATCGAACGGCTGCTGATGTCGGCGGTTCCTGCATTCGACGCTGAGGTAAAGTTTCAGCTGTACGGTTGCTACGGGCTTTCGCACCTGCTGGCGTCCCACTGCACGGGGCATCATACGGGGCGCTGCGACCCCGAAGTCATCAGCTGGATGGCCGAGGGCTGTGGCTACGAACTCGATCCGCTGGAGTTGGTCATCGAACAGTCCGACGAATGGTTCAAGCGGCGGCTGATGCCGAACGAGTTCAGCGCGAATGAGTTCACACTGCGCGCGCTACTGACGCACATCTACCGCTATCTCGAAGGTGACGAGCCAGAGTACGGCGCGCTGCCGGTGGCCGAACTGGACCGGTTGCTGCAACGGGTCAGGCTTCTGGAGGTCTGGGAACTGCGAGACGCCGGCTACCAAAAAGCGTTGCGCGCAGCACTGAAAAACCTGCAGCGGGTGCGGGACGCGGCGGAATACGAGCCGCGCAACTAGCGCCGCGCCTGAGAGCGCACACCCCAACGCCCGGCAGGGCGTTGGGGTGTTCCCTCTTCCCCTTTCGAATCTGCGCCGAAGGCCGGCGGTCGCGGAGGCCCAACTGCGATTGACCATCTGTGGGTATTTCCATTCGCGCCTACGGGCGCCATCGCGGCGTGTCCGATACGGCCGTCCACAAAGCCATCAAGTCCGGCCGGATTACCGCGTTGGCGGACGGGAGCATCGACGCGGCCCGCGCCGACGCTGAGTGGGCCGCCAGCACCGACCCGGAGCAGTCGACCCTGGGCGCGCGGACCCGCCCCGCGCGGGCGCGCGCGACGGCTGCCGCCTTCGCAGACGACAGCGCGCCCGGCGCGCCGTCCGGCAATAGCTACGCCCAGGCCCGAACCGCCAACGAAGTCCTCAAGGCCCAGCATCACAAGCTGCGAATTGCGCAGCTGCGCGGCGAGCTGATCGACCGCCAGCAGGCGGTCGGCCAGGTCTTCGCACTGGCGCGCGCCGAGCGCGACGCCTGGCTTAACTGGCCTGCGCGGATCAGCTCGATGCTCGCCGCCGAACTGGGCGTCGACCCCCATGTGATGCACGTCGCGCTGGAGCGCGAAGTGCGGCAACACCTGTCTGAACTCGGGGACTTCGTCGCCCGCCTGGAGTGATCGTTGTACGACGGCCATGAGAACGTCGCGCGCGCTTGGCGCGATGGCCTGACGCCCGATCCGTTCTTGGATGTGTCCGATTGGGCCGACCGCGACCGGGTGCTGTCGAGCACATCGTCGTCCGAGCCGGGGCGTTGGCGTACCGCGCGCACACCGTACCTGCGCGACATCATGAACGACCTGTCGCCGGCCTCGGCGACCGAGCGCGTCGTGTTCATGAAGGGGGCGCAGGTCGGCGGGACCGAGTGTGGAAACAACTGGATCGGCTACGTGATCGCGTGCGCGCCGGGGCCGATGATGGCCGTGGCGCCTACGGTCGAGATGGCCAAGCGCAATTCGAAGCAGCGCGTCGACCCGCTGATCGAAGAGTCGCCGTCGCTGCGCGAGCGCATCGCGCCCTCGCGCGCGCGGGACTCGGGCAACACGATCCTCGCCAAGGAGTTCCGTGGCGGCGTCCTGGTCCTGACCGGCGCCAACAGCGCGGTCGGCCTGCGCTCGATGCCGGTGCGCTACCTGTTCCTGGACGAAGTGGACGGCTATCCGCGCGACGTGGAAGGCGAGGGCGATGCGGTCGCGCTGGCCGAGGCGCGCGCCCGGACGTTTACCCGCCGCAAGATCCTGCTGGTATCGACGCCGACAATTGCCGGCGCATCGACCATCGAGCGCGAGTATCTGGCGTCAGATCAGCGCCGCTTTTTCGTGCCGTGTCCGCACTGCACGCACGAGCAATGGTTGCGGTTCGAGCAACTGCGCTGGACCTGGGGCGACCCGCGCTCGGCGCGCTACATCTGCGAGGCCTGCGATCAGCCGATCGGCGAGCATCATAAGACGGCGATGTTGGCGGCCGGACGGTGGTCCGCGACGGTGCCTCAGAACCGGGGTAAGACCGCCGGCTACCACCTGTCCTCGTTGTACTCGCCGGTCGGCTGGCGCAGTTGGTCCGATATCGCCGTTGCCTGGGAGGCGGCGCAGGGTTCGGCCACCGCGCTCAAGGCGTTCAAGAACACCGAGCTCGGCGAGACCTGGGAGGAAGAGGGCGAAGCCCCCGACTGGGAACGCCTGCTGGAGCGACGCGAGGACTACCGGATCGGCACCGTGCCGGCCGGCGGCCTTTTGCTGGCCGGCGGCGCCGACGTGCAGAAGGACCGTATCGAGGTCTCGATCTGGGCGTTCGGCCGCGAGCGCGAGGCGTGGCTGGTCGAGCACCGGGTGCTCATGGGCGACACCGCCCGCAGCGCGGTCTGGGGCGAGTTGGGCGGGCTGCTTCGCGAGCAATGGACGCATGCCTCGGGCGCGCTGCTGCCGCTGACCCGTCTTGGCTTAGACACCGGCTACGCCACGCAGGAGGCATATGCGTTCGCGCGCGACGTGCACGATCCGCGCCTGTTGCCGATGAAGGGTGTCGGTAGCGGTGCCGCCTTGATCGGCATCCCGACCGCGGTTGACGTGAGCATTCCGGGCAAGCGCCTGCGGCGCGGCCTGAAGCTGTTCGCGGTGGCCGGCGGCATCGCCAAGCTGGAGCTGTACAACGCCCTGCGCTTGTCGATCGAGATCGGGCCGGAGGGCCAGGTCGCGTTCCCGGCGGGTTACGTCCATCTGCCGAAGGTGGACGGCGAGTTCGTGCAGCAGCTCACCGCCGAGCACCTGATCACCCGTCGCGACCGGCACGGCTATCCGCAACGGGTGTGGGAAAAGCGCCGGGATCGCAACGAAGCGCTGGACTGCTACGTCATGGCGCGCGCGGCGGCGATGCAGGCCGGCGTCGACCGGTTCGAGGAGCGCCACTGGCGCGAGCTCGAGCGATCGCTGGGCGTGGGACCGCCGCGCCCGCCTGATCCAACCCAACCACCCCTACCCATTTCGTCGAAGGCCGCCTCTCCGGGCGGCCTTTCTGTTTCCGGCCGCCGCCGGGTGATCTCCAGCCGTTTCATGCGATGAGCGACCTTCCTTACACCCACGAGCAATTGCAGGTGCTGCGCTCCGCGCTGGCGCGCGGCGAACGTCGCGTCAGCTTCGGCGACCGCCTGGTCGAGTACCGGTCGGTGGACGAGCTGCTGGCGGCGATACGCGAGGTTGAGTCGGCCCTGGCCGGTACCGAAGGGCGTCCGCGCAAAGTCCGGCGCCTGCTGACCACGACGTGGAAAGGGTTCTGACCGTGGGTTGGTGGGGAAGGCTCCGGGCCGCGATGTTCGGCGGTTCACCCGTGCACGAGGTCGCGGGCCACGGTCGCCGGACGACCGCCTGGCAGCCGAGCAACCCGGGCGCCGTCGCCGCGCTGCTGGCGACCGGCGATGCGCTGCGGGTGCGCTCGCGCGACCTGGTGCGCCGCAATGCGTGGGCCAACGCCGCGATCGAGGCCTTCGTCGCCAACGCGGTGGGCACCGGCATCAAGCCGCAATCGCTGATCGCGGACACCGCGCAGCGCGAAGCGCTTCAGGCGCTGTGGCGGGACTTCGTGGACGAAGCCGACGCCGCCGGCTTGACCGATCTTTACGGCCTGCAAGCCCTGGCCTGCCGCGCGCTGCTGGAAGGCGGCGAGTGCCTGATCCGCCTGCGCCCGCGCCGGCCGGAGGACGGCTTGGCGGTGCCGCTGCAACTGCAGGTACTCGAACCCGAGCACTTGCCGATCACCCTCAACCGGGAAGAGCCGAACGGCAACCTGATCCGCGCCGGTATCGAGTTCGACCGGCTTGGCCGAAGGGTTGCCTACCACCTTTACCTTTCCCATCCGCAGGACGGTGCGATGGCGCCGATGACGCGGCACGGAGGCCTGGACACCATCCGCGTGCAGGCGTCGGAAGTGCTGCACATCTTCCGGCCGCTGCGCCCAGGACAGATCCGCGGCGAGCCCTGGCTCGCGCGCGCGCTGGTTAAGCTCAACGAGCTCGACCAGTACGACGACGCTGAGCTAGTCCGCAAGAAGACCGCGGCGATGTTCGCCGGCTTCATTACCCGTGATGGCCCGGACGACCCGTTGCCCGGCGACGCACCTCCCGACGAGCACGGTAACGCGCCGCTCGGCTTGGAGCCGGGCAGCCTGCAAATCCTGGAACCAGGCGAGAACGTCGCCTTCGCACAGCCGGCCGACGTAGGCGCCAGCTACGAGGCGTTCCTGCGATCGCAGTTCCGCGCGGTCGCTGCGGCGATGGGCGTCACCTACGAGCAACTGACCGGCGACCTGACCGGCGTCAACTACTCGTCCATCCGCGCCGGCTTGCTTGAGTTCCGGCGCCGCTGCGAGCAGGTCCAGCACTCCGTGTTGGTCTACCAGATGTGCCGGCCGATCTGGGCGGCCTTCGTGGACGCGGCCGTCCTGGCCGACGCCATCGAACTGCCGGGCTACCGCCGCCGCAAGCGTCAGTACCGCGCCTGCAAGTGGGTACCGCAGGGCTGGAACTGGGTCGACCCCGAGAAAGAGTTTAACGCCATGATCCTGGCGATCCGCGCGGGCCTGCTGTCGCGCGCGGAAGCCATCGCGAGCTCGGGCTACGACGCCGAGACCATCGATCGCGAGATCGCGGTCGACGCCGAGCGCGCCGACCGCTTGGGCCTGGTGTTCGACACCGACCCACGCCGTGTCGCCCGCAACGGCGCCTTCCAATCCGCGCCGGCCGAGCCGGCGCCGACCGAACCTGAAACCATCGAATGACCGGACTGCCCTATTTGGCGGCGCGCGTGTTCAACACGCCGCTGCTGATCCAGCGTGCCAAGCTGGACGTCATCCTGAGCGTGCTCGAACCCAAGTTCGAGCTTCAGACCTTGCCGCCGCCGCAGATGGCGCCGCCGGCTGTATCGACACCACGCTACGTGGATCAGCGCGGTGTTGCCGTTATTCCCATCCACGGCACTTTGGTGCAGCGGACTGCGGGCTTAGACGCACTGTCGGGCCTGACGAGCTATCAGGCAATTGCACAGCAGTTCGATGCCGCGCTGACTGACGCTGCGGTACGGGGCATCGTGCTCGACATCGACAGTCCCGGCGGCGAGGCCGCCGGCGTGTTCGACCTGGCCGACAAGATCCACGCAGCTCGGCAGACGAAGCCCGTCTGGGCGGCGACTAACGATGCGGCCTTCTCCGCCGCCTACGCCTTAGCCAGCGCCGCTAGCCGGATCTTCGTCACGCGGACGGCGGGTGTCGGCTCCATCGGCGTAATCGCACTGCACGTCGACCAATCGCGTCGCGACGCCAACGCCGGCCTGAGCTACACCCCGATTCTGGCCGGCGCGCGTAAGAACGACGGAAGCCCCTATCAACCGCTGACGCCTGAAGCGCGCGCGGCGATCCAAACCGAGGTCGACCGCCTCTACGAGTTGTTCGTCCTGACCGTAGCGGAGCAGCGCGGTTCTGCGGTGGACGCCATCCGTGCCACCGAAGCCGGCTTGTTCTTCGGCCAGGACGCGCTCGATGCCGGATTGGCTGATTGCATCGGCACGCTCGGCGACGCCGTCCAGCAACTGCACACCGAACTGGACGCCGCCGCGCGTCCCCTTTCCCTGGAGTCCCCCACGATGTCCACCCCCGAATCGACGGCGCCTGCCGTCGACGTAGACGCCGTGCGCGCGCAAGCGCACGGCGATGCCCTGGCGATCGCCGAGCTCTGCACGCTCGCCGGTCGTCCCGACCTGACCGCGGGTTTTCTCGGCGAACGCCTGAGCACCGCCGACGTTCGCCGCAAGCTGCTCGGCCTGCGCGCCGAGTCGCCCGAGATTACCAGCCACCTGTCGCCGACCGCCGCACCAGCTGCCGCTTCGCAGTCGTTGGAGGACAACCCGCTGATCCACGCCGTCAAGGCGCGGGCCGCGCGAGCGAAGAAGGACCGCTGAGATGGGCATTACCGTCTATCCGCCCCAGTCCGAGCCGAACAACCTGGGTGATCTGCTCAAGTTCGAAGCCGACAACCTTTACTCGCGCGACCGCGTCACGGTCGCCGCGCAGCAGGCACTTCAACTGGGCCACGTCGTAGGCCGCGTCACCGCGACCGGCCACGTGGTCGCGCTCGACCCGGTTGCGACGGATGGCAGGGAGCAGGCCGCTGGTGTCGTCATCGTTCCGATCATCACCGCAGACGCGCCGAGTCCGGACGGCGTGATCGTCGCGCGCCACGCGACCGTGGCCGACCACGCCCTCGTCTGGCCGAAAGGCATTACCCCCGAGCAACGAACCGCCTGTATCGAGCAGCTGCGGGCCGTCGGCGTGCTTGTGCGCCAAGGAATCTGATCTATGTCGATGAACAATCCGTTTCATAACCCCGCGTTTTCGGTCAGCGCCCTGACCGCGGCGATCAACATCTTGCCGAATCAGTATGGGCGCCTGGATGAGTTGAACCTGTTCCCGGTAAAGCCGGTCCGCACGCGACAGGTCACGATCGAAGAGAAGAACGGCGTGCTGTCGTTGCTGCCGACTCAGCCCGTTGGCGCCCCGGGGACGGTAGGCAGACGAGCTAAGCGGACTCTACGCGCCTTCAGCGTCCCGCATATTCCGCACGATGATGTCGTTCTGCCGGAAGAAGTCGTGGGAGTCCGCGCCTTCGGAACAGAATCCGAGATGCAGTCGGTCGTCAACGTCATGGTAGATCACCTGCAGACCATGCGGAATAAGCACGCCATTACGCTAGAGCATCTGCGCATGGGTGCCTTGAAAGGCGTGATCCTGGATGCGGACGGAACGGAGTTGGCCAATCTGTATGAAAGCTTTGGGATTCGTCCGAAGGTGATCGATTTCCAGCTTGGAAATCCCGCCACTAATGTCAAGAGTAAGTGTCACGAGCTCAAACGCCACATGAGCAAAAGCTTGCTCGGCGAGCGCATGACCAATATTCACGTGCTGGTGTCGCCGGAGTTCTTCGACGATCTGACCGGGCATGCCGAAGTGAAGGACGCTTACAAGCTCTGGCAGGACAGCGTCGTGCTGCGGGAGGACGTGCGATCGGACTTTAAGTACGCGGGCATTCGCTTCGAGGAGTATGCGGGTGAGGCGAGCGATGCCGAGGGGCGCTCGCGACGTTTCATTGAGGCCGGCGAAGCCCATGCTTTTCCTGTTGGTACTCTGGATACTTTCGCGACCTACGTGGCACCGGCCGATTTCAACGAGACGGTGAACACCCTCGGCCAGCTGCTCTATAGCAAGCAGGCGCCGCGCAAATTCGACCGCGGCACCGACTTGCACACGCAGTCGAATCCGCTGCCGATGTGCCATCGACCGGCGCTGCTGGTAAAGCTGAAGGCGTAAATGAACGCCTTTGCCGTGGCCGATGACGTAATCTTCGAGGTGCTCGGCGCTGTCGCTCAGGTTCAACGCCTGGATACCCCCCCGGTAACCGCGACCCTTGTCGTGCGCGACGGCGCCGAGCGCTTGGGCGAGTACCAGCAGGTCATTGGCCTGGTCCGGCACGTCTGCGCCCGAAACCGGGAGTGGGTTTTCCGACGAGGCGATATCGTCACCCTGGACGGCCGATCTCAAGCGGTCGAATCGGTGGTGCGTAACGACGGCCAAGTGAACGAAGCGGTGCTGCATGGCTGAGCCAGCACCCACTTGGACCTTGCTGGTCAACGTCGCACATCGCTTATCGGATATCCGGGTGGATCGCGGGTATCGAACCGACATCGGCGACGCCGTGACGCTTGAGCCCGCGCAGCACCCAGACGACTCGGTTGAAGGTCTGACCTTGGTCGCTCTGGCGATTCAACGCGACGCGAGTCAGCCGCACGGTCGGCACCGGGTGCTTTCCGCATTGGCCGAGGTCACGGTACCGGCGTCCCTGATCGACGCCCATGCCCGGTGCCATGCAATCGCGGCCGATGTCGAAGCCGCGCTGGCGGACTGGATTCCGCTGCCGAAGGCGCTCCCGGTGCAGGTCGAGGACATCGTGTTCCTTGACCGGCCTGAGGGCTTGCCGGTGGTCGCCGTCCAGGTCGCCCTGTCGATCCGCTACCGCAAATGATCACCATCGACGCCGATGGTGCGTTGGACGCGGCACGGCAGCTGAGCCAGATTCCCGCCAAGATTGCGCTCGCGCAGCGCCGCGCGCTGGGCACGCTGCGACGGCGTTGGCCGGTGATCGCCCGACGGGACATCCAAACCGAGTATGCGCTGACCGTGGCTCGCATTCGATCTGGCCTGAGCGTTCGGACCACGCACGAACGCCTGGAACTCGTCGGCATTGCCCGCGGTGTTGGCCTTCGGAACTTCCGCTCCAAGCGCAGCGCGGACGACCGGGGCCTGGATTTCATTGCGATCAAGGGCAAGCGCGGCTTCAAGCGAAGCGGCTTCCATGGTCGCCACCGGGGCACGGACATCGCCTTCGAACGAACGCCCGTCACCGGGGACAAGCGAGTGCCGCGGACCCCGATCCGGCGTCTGTACGGCCCCTCGATCGCGCAAATGCTGCGCAAGGGCGACCGCCCCCAGCGAATGGCCGATGCGGGTCTGGCGGTCATCACCGGCGAGATCGACCGCCAAATCCTGCGCGCGCGTCGCCGCTGACTCATCGCTGCCCCTGCGGCGGCGCGAACCCCATCTAAAGGAGAACGCGACCACATGGCCGCGCAAGACCTGTTTTCGTTTCAAGGCAAGGTTTACCTCGCCACCCGCCAGGCCTCGGGCAAGCCCGGACCGCTGCGCTGGGTCGGCAACGCTCCCCAACTTCAGCTGGCCTTGGAAGTCCAGAACTCGGACAAGACCGAGTCGTTCAGCGGCAACCGCCTGCTGTACGGCCGCCTGGTGCAGTCGAAGACCGCCAATGTGAACCTGACGCTGGACGAGGCGACGCCGGAGAATCTGGCGGAGGGCATGTACTCGGTGCCGGCCACGCTGCCCGCCGGCACGGTTAGCAGCGAACTGCTCCCGACCGGCCTCAAGGCGAACGACCTGGTCGCCCTGGATCGCGGCTGGGTCAGTGATGTGGCCCTGACTGACAGCGCCAACCCGCCGGTGACCGTCCCGGCCGCCAATTGGTGGACAGAGTCCGCGTCGTCGGGACTGATCGGCCTGCGCAAGGTCGACGGCTTCACCCAGCCGTTCAAGGCCGCCTACAAGCACGGCGAGACCGTCAACATCGCCCTCTTCACCACGCCGCCGCCGGAACGGATGCTGATCCTGGACGGCATCAACACCATCAACGGTCGCCGCGCCAGGGTCACGCTGTATCGGGTGACCTTCAACCCCATCGAGCAACTCGACCTGATCTCGGAGGAGTGGGGGAGCTTGCAACTGTCCGGCGCCGCCCTGTTCGACGAATCGCGCGCGCTGGACCCGGATCTGGGCGGCTTCGGCCGGATCGAACTGGTGAGGGGCTGATGGCGCGTAAGGTCAAGCCCCGTGCTCCCGCGGAGGCGCTGGATGATCTCGTCGTCTTGCAGCCGAACCGAACGCTGCCCATCGGCGGACGAACGGTGACGGTGCGCGAGATCGGGTTCTTCGAGAGCCTGAGCCTGCACGACCCCATCGCGGCATTGGTCGTCGACCTGGTCGAGCAGACCGAGGACGGCAGCATCGATCTCGCGCGCCTGCACCTCGTGTGTGCGAAGCAGCCTGCGGCGACCGTGGCGCTGTTAGCTCAAGCCTGCGATCAGCCGGCCGCATGGGTCCAAGCATTGCCCGGCGCCCACGGCGATCTGTTGCTGCTGACCTTCTGGGCGGTCAATGCCGATTTTTTTCTGCAGCGCGTGCTGGCGGCGCTGGAGCTGAGGCGCGCGGCACCGGCAGTGACTGGCCCAGCGTCCTCGCCACGCTGATCGACCACGGCCATGACTGGCCGTGGATTGAGCGTGCGACCGCGCGGCAATTGGCGCTGTTCTACCGCGTCGCGATCCAGCGCGAGCACGCGCTGCGTGCCGATCGCATCGAGGACGTCAACGCCGGCTTCGCCGGTGGCCGCGATGTCAACGCCTTCGTCCAATCTCTTCGGAAAACTCCATGAAGCTCATCGATAACTGGCGCCACGCATGGCGCTTCGTCAGCGTGCAGGCTATGAGCCTTGCGTTGGCCGTGCAAGGTGCCTGGCTGAACATCCCGGATGACCTGCGCGCCCACGTTCCCGACCGCGCGGCGACCTATGTCACCGCCGGCGTGCTTTTCCTTGGCCTGATCGGTCGCGTGTTCCAACAGCGAGGTGGCGATGGCACGACTGACCGCTGAGCAGGCCGGCGGCCAGAACGTCGTCGCATTCTTGGACATGATCGCCCACGCCGAGGGCGTGGAGCGATTCGGCAAGCAGCGCGGCTACGACGTGCTGGTAGGTGGCGACTGCTTCACTAACTATTCCAAGCATCCCCGGTTGTTGGTGTGGCTTCCGAAGTACCGGATCCACTCGACCGCGGCCGGTCGCTATCAGTTCCTGTGGCGCACTTGGAACAGCTTGCAGGCGCGACTGGACCTGCCGGACTTCGGCCCGGCGTCGCAGGATCGGGCGGCGATCGAGCTTCTGCGCGAGAACGGCTCGTTGGCCGATATCCAGAAGGGATGGATCGCTTCGGCCATCCGCAAATCGCGGAAGACCTGGGCTTCGCTGCCCAACGCCGGTTATGGCCAGCGAGAACTCCCGCTGGAGACTCTGCTTGCGGTCTACCAGAAGGCCGGCGGCCGTATCGCATGATCGCGCGCTTGCAGGCCTGGGCTGCCGCCGCGGCAGCTGCGGTCATCGCCCTATTGGCGGCCTTCGGGATCGGGCGCGTGCTGGGTAGCCGACACGCTAAGCAAGAAGTCGCGCAGCGCGTCGAACAGGAGCTGGGAAGGGCTGCTGCTGCCGAGCGCGAGCTGGCGGATAGCCGTATTCGAGGCGAGGTGGAAAGTGAAGTATTGCGACTTCCGAGCGGGGCCGCAGCCCCAGTGGCTGATGCTGGCCCTGGTTCCGCTGCTGAGCAGCTGCGCGACGAATGGTCGCGTGATTGAAGGCAATGCCTGCGCTTGGGCGCGGCCCATTCTGGTGTCGCGGCAAGACGTGCTGACGGACCCCACGGCGCGGCAAATTCTGGTCCATAACGAGACGGGCCGCAGGCTGTGTGGGTGGGGGTCGAAACACGCGGCCAACCAATAGGCTGTTAACAATTTCTTGGAAATTTCCAAGAACTGCGCTCGGTCGGGCTGATTATTGGTGTCCCGGCGTGCTGGCCGGGCGGGAACCGTGACTAGGTGCCGACTGCATCGGCGGACCTCTGGCTATGCTCGCGCCCTATGAGACGGGACACGGAACGACCCACCACCTTCTTTAGCGTCCTCATGGGCTTGCTGGCCCTATGCTGGCTACTGTCCGCCAGCGGCCACGAGGTCGCGCTGTCGGTGCTTCCTGGAAAGAACGCGCCGGCGCCTGAGCGAATTGTCGACGGCTCGTCCGATGGGCAGTTCCGCGACATTACGGGTAGTGAGATAGCTGCCGAAGGTCGCGGCCCCTATTGGTGGCGCATAAGGTTCAATGGCGCCATGTCGGAGGGCAGAGAGCCGCAGTTGGTTCTTGAGTGGCCGCAGCGAAAAAGCGCTGAACTGTGGATGCCAGGGGCGAAGTTTCCTGTCCGGCGGTCCGTTTACGGTCCAGATGCAGACTTTACTCACACACCACGAGTGCTGTCGTTTCCGCTAGGGAGAAGCATAAAGCCGGGCGATACGGTTTATCTGCGCGTGACCTCGGTGAATATGGCTGGATCACAGGTTGCATTGCAGTCGCAATCTGAGCTGCTGAGAGAGGAAATACGCTACGCCCAAATCCGCAGCGTACAGATGACCGTCCTCGGGCTGATAGCAGTCATCTCGATCTGCCTCTTCGTCAGCCTGAGAGAGCGTGGTTACGCTTATCTGGCGATCACGCTTCTGCTCCAAATGTCGGGCCTGCTCGCGGAAGGCGGCGAGTTGCGTAGCTGGTCAATCCTGTCCGTCATTGCGATGGACGCCCGCACCAATATTGTCTTGAACACAGCGGCGGTACTCGCAAGTGTTAGATTTCTGATTTTCTTCCTCGGCCTCCGACAGCGGCAGCGATTGATTGCTCGCCTGCTGGATATCTGCAGTGCGCTGTTGGGCGGATTGCTTCTGGTTTCATTCTTCGCCGTATGGCGAGCCAGCGCGTTGCTGGGCAACATGGTGCTGCTCGTAGTCATCGTGACGGTAGTCGCTGCAATTTCGGTTGCAGTATTCAGGAAGCAGCGCGAGGCCGCATTCCTCCTTGTGGCCTGGACTCCGATGATAGTCGTGATCACGACCCGCATCGGCTCCCTGCATCAATGGTGGCCCACCTATGACTGGTTGGAATACGGCTACTCAAACGCAATGACCGCAGGCGGCTTAGGTCTTCTGCTGGGTCTTGCGGACAAACTCCACCAGCTACGACGTGATAGGGACGTTGCTCGTCACCGCGCAACATTCGATCCTTTGACTCTGTTCATGACTCGCGGCGCCCTGGTCGACGCACTGTCGGCCGCAGTGGCGACTGCTCATATTCAGCAAAAGCCTCTATCCATCGTCTTTTTAGATGTCGATCATTTCAAACAGATCAATGATCAGTACGGGCACATCGCGGGCGACGAAGTGCTGCGGGTGATTGGTGAGGAAACGCGAAAGCGGAGTAGAGCCTCGGACCTCCTTGGCCGCTATGGGGGCGATGAGGTGGTTGTCGCACTGTTGAACACGCCCGCCGCTGGTGCTGTTCGCTTTGCCGAAAACCTGAGAGACATATTGGCAGCGGCGAAGATGCCTGGGGAAAAGCATCGAATCCGGATCAGCATTAGTGTGGGGGTTGCGGAACTGCACCCAGGAGAGACCGTGGAGGAAGTACTCGGTCGTGCTGACACTGCTTTGTACGCGAGTAAGAATGCCGGCCGCGGCCGGGTGACGGATGTGGCAATGATTTCCGATGCCGGGACAGTTTAGAGTGTGAGCGCCTCCGCGTTTAGGTGGAGCTGGGAAGTCTTCCGGCCGGCGTTTGTCGGGTTTTGACCTACATTGGGACCGCCGGCCGGCGCACAGGGGCGGTGAAAGTGCGCTTTGGGACCGGCCTCAGTCACCAATCCGAGGACATCACCATGAGCCGTTTCCGCTGCGCCGTTTTCTCTTTGTTGACCCTGTCTGCCCTCGCGGGCTGCGATTATTTTCCTAACAGCGTGCCGCCCAACGATGCCGGCGCGGCGGCAAAAGTCGCTTTGAGCGATCCGGCCCCTCAGCCCAATAGTTGATGGGATTTGTGCTTGCCTAGTGCGCGGCCGGCGATGCCGGCCGCGATCGTCTGGCGTGGCGAACAATTTACTCTGACGTAACTGCCGGTAGCCCGGCTGCTGGCTGTCTAAAACATGGCGAATCGCGACACCACAATTACATTGTTGGTGCGCGCGAACGCCGCCCAGCTTAATCAGGCGTTGCAGCAGTCCGGGACACGGGTTCGAAGTTTCGCCTCGGATGCCGAGCGAGCGGGTGCCCGGAGCAAGAAGCAGTTCGACCAAGTCCGCGGTAGCGTTGCCGCGATCAACTCGCAGCTGTCGCAGACGAAGAACCAGCTCGTCGCCTTCCTCGGGCTGCAAGGGCTGGGCGATGTTGTCGGGCGACTGGTCAAGGCAGCCGACAGCTACGCGAACCTGTCGGCTAAGATCAAGCTCGCGACGACGTCGCAGGCCAGCTTCAATCAGGCCGAAGCCGCGGTCTTCGGGATCGCGCAGCGCACGTCCACCTCGCTGGACGCGACCGCGACCCTGTTCGGGCGCTTGAGCAGTGCCCTGCGCGAGCAGGGCGCCTCCCAGCGCGAAGTGCTGGGCCTGACGGAGACCATTAACCAAGCGCTGGCGGTTTCCGGCGCCACGGGCGCTGAGGCCGCCTCGACCATCTTGCAGCTAAGCCAGGCGTTCGCTTCCGGCACGCTGCGCGGTGACGAGTTCAATTCCGTCAACGACGCTGCGCCGCGCCTCATGCGGGCCCTGGCCGACAGCATGGGCGTCACGGTCGGTCAGCTACGCAAGTTAGCGGAGGAGGGCAAGCTCACCAGCGAGCAATTACGCAAGGCCTTCTCGGGAGAGCAGGCCAAGAAGATCGCATCCGAGTTCGGCCAACTGCCGTTGACGATCGAGCGCAGCCTGACGCAGCTCGACAATGCATTCACCCGCTTCATCGGTCAGCAAGATCGAGCCAGCGGCGTGTCCGCCACGGTAGCTCAGGCGATCCAGGGGTTGTCGCAAAACTTCGACGGTCTGGCCAGCGTTGTAGGCGTGGTTGCCGTCGCTGCGTTGGGCCGGCTTCTTTCGACGCTGACCCTGGCCGGTGCCGCCAAGGTCCAAAGCATGCGCGAGACCCGCCGGCTGGCGCAGGAGGAACTGGCGCAAGCGCGAGCCGCCGAGTCCGCCGCCCAGGCAGAGCTCAGCCGTGCCCGCGCGCTGGCGCTCGGCGGGTCGGGCAGTGCGCGCGCGACCGCGGCCGAGGCCGCGTTGGCGGCCGCACAAGCCCGTACCGCTGCGGCGACCCAAGCCGCGACTGCGGCGGTCGGCGCGAAGGCTGTCGCGGTTCGAGCGCTCTCGTCGGTGCTATCTCTGATGGGCGGTCCCCTCGGCCTTGCCATCACCGGCATTACACTCCTAGCCAGTGCGTTTGCAAACGCGAGTGCGAACGCCAAAGCCGCGAAGCTGGAGTTTGAGGCCACGATCAAGGCCGCCCAGCAATTTCGAAAGCAGCAGGATATCGATTCGGGTGTCGACGCCGGCAAGCGCCTGATTAGCCAGCGAGATCAGCTTCAAAAAGAGCTTGAGGATCTTCAAGGCCTTCAGCGCGGCGGCGGCGGATTCCATATCAACGCTGGTCAGAGCGCCGGTCGTTGGTTGATGGGCGAAGACCTTGACGCCGAGCTGCAGCGTGTCCAGTCCCAACTCGGCCGTACCAAATCAGAGTTCAAGTCGGTACAGCAATCCCTCGCGGAACTTCGAAGCGCTCAGGCGACCGGCGGGCGCACCACGCAGCAGGCCAGCAAGGATGCTGCCGACTTCGCGAAATCTCTGACGGATCAAAACGAGAAGCTCAAGGTTGAGCGGATCGAGCGGGAGAAGGGCCTCCGTGCCGCTCTGGAGTACCAAGCCGTCAAGGCGGCTGGTGTCAAGGACGCCGCTCAGCTCACCGAGGCAACTCGTAAGTTGATCGACGAGCAGGTCCGTGAGCGAGAGGTCGCGAAAGCGGCGACCGCGGAGGATCGTGCTCAAGCGAAGGTTCGGCGCGAAGCTGATCGCGCGCAGAAAGCGGCTGAACGACTCGCCAAACAAGAACAGAAGGCGGCTGAGCGCGAAGACAAGAAGGAACGCAAAACCGATGACGAGCTAAAACGCACGGTAGCTGAGGCTCAGGCCAACCTGCTGCGCAATCGGGGCGACACCGCCGCGGCTCGGCAGCGCGAGCTGCTGTTGGAGCATCGCGACTCGCTTGCTGAACTGCTGCAGCGCGGCCGTATCAGCGATTGGCTAAAGCTGAACCTCAGTATCGATACCGAGGTGGCCCGCGCTCAGCTAGACGATCTGCAGGCGCAGGTCGATCGAGTGTTCGGCGAACAGTCGCGCCAGGAGCAATCAATCCAGACCCGCCAGCAAGCAGGATTGCTGACCGAGATCGGCGCGCGCCGCGAGCTCCTGGATCTACATGGTCGGACCGCAGCCGAGGTCGACCAACTGCTGCCGAAAATGGATGCGCTGGCTGCCAAGACCGGCTCTGCCGAAGCAATCGAGCGGGTGAAGGATCTGACGGCGCAGGTCGCTGCGCTAAAGACGCAGTCGAACGAGCTGGTGGTGACGCTCACCAACGGCTTCGAGACCGGCCTGGGCAATGCCCTGGAAGGACTGGCCACCGGGACGTTGACCCTGCGGCAAGCGCTAACGGGATTGGTGCAGGACATGGCGCGGTCCTTGGCACAGCTGGCGTCGCAACAGCTGGCGGCCTTCGCGACTGCGAAGCTGATGTCGCTTGTCGGCAAGATCGCGGGTGGCGGCAAAACGCCCGATATCGCCCAGCCGGACCCTGTCCAGGCGGCCGCGGCGGGTGTTGCCTATGCCGGCCCGATCACGGGCGCGTCGGTCGCGCTGGGCGTGGCCGGCGGTGTAGTGCTCAAGGCGGCCTCCGCGATGCAGGCCGCGGCGGCCACGTTGGCGGCTGCCAATGCGACCAAGGGCGCGAGCGGGTTCTTCGCAACGGGCGGCTTTACCGGGATCGGCCCGAAGTACGCGCCGGCCGGCATCGTCCATCGCGGCGAGTTCGTCAATCGCCGGGAGGTCGTTAGCCAACCGGGTGCGCGGTCCTTTCTAGAACGCTTCAACCGCGTCGGCATGGCCGCGTTGGACGGACTTCGCGGATTTGCCGGCGGGGGCTTCGTGTCGCCAGCACCGACGACCCGCGCGCCCGCGCGCCGGCCGGTTTCGGAGCGATCAACGGCCAGCGCACCGGAGTCGCGATCCTCTCAAATCACCAATGTGCTGTATCTGGACCCGCGTGAGATCGTCAACGTAATGGGCACTCAGGCAGGACGGCAGGTGATTCTATCCACGATCCGTGCGAACGCTCCTACTGTGCGTCAAGACTTGGGTTAATCTCCAGCGCATAGGTTGTGGAGGACATCATGGAAATTTCCCTGCCGATCGTGTCGGCTTTTCTAGGCGGTGTTGCGGCGAGCTACATAAAGTATCACGCTCATATGGATTCACAGCGAAAATCCGCGCGAGACAGGCTCGGAAGGCTCTATGACCTGACGAGTGAAAAGCTGGATGAAGTCCCGGCACTCGCATTGCAAATTGCCGTTCTTGATGCTTTCGGTCGATCCATTGATGAGGCTTGGATAAAGCTCATCGTTAAACAACGAAATCCCCTGCCTCTGCTTCAAGATTGCGCTCGGACGAGTCATTTGCTGCAGTTGAGTGAGGATGGGACGAAGATCGTGGACCGAACCAAGTGGAACGGTAAGCACTACAGCAGCTGGTCTTGGCTGGCGATTTTCCTGGGCGCCATGATCCTCCCCTATGCGTTGTTCTTTTTTGGGATTGAGTTTGATCACAACCCCATAGGAGCGGTGATGCTTCTCGTTGCCGGCCCGGTAGCGACGCTCGTGTTTTTCTCACTGGCGAGTATGTTCGACGCTGCTGATCGGGTCGTTAAGCGATTTTCATCTGCTCCAGTTGAGCAGCCTTCTATCGAATAGCTCTACGATCACGCTTTTACTTCAACAAGCCCAGCATACCGCTGGGCTTTTCTTTTATGACCCTTCGAGCCGGCACGGCAACCGACTACTACGACTTCCTCAACCGCCTGGAATCCGCGCTCTGCGCCGAGGGCCACGCCTGGGGTCTGCTTTATGTCGGCGCCGGCAACGGCACGTTGACCGGTTCGGACGGCACCACAGGCGCCTACCGCGGCGGCAGCGCCAGCGTGGCCGAAGGCTTCATCCTAACCGCGCTCGACGCCGGGCGGTTCCAGGTAGTCGGTGCGGTCGCAGGTGATCTAGGCATTGCGCAGGTCGGCCAGCCCTTCGATTCCGAGCGTCTGCGGTTCCGCATCAATGCCGGGTCAACACCGTTCGTGGCCGGCGATCGCTTCACGCTCAACACGTCGCCGGCCTGGACGCTGCTGCGCCGCTATGGCTGCCGCAACGCCAGTGCTCGCACCACGAACCTGACCAACCCCACGGCGGTGTTCGACAACCGGACCGACACTTGGGGCAACCTGTCCGTCGCCGGTCTGCCCGCGCAAGCCAGTATCGAGATGATCGGTCCGGCCGCGGTCAAGGCAATGACGGTCGGTATCGGCGATAACGGCGCGCGCGGCCCGGCGGCCTTCGAACTGCAGCGCTCCGACGACGGCTCGGCCTGGTCACGGGTGCAAGCGTGGAGCGGCCAGGTCTGGCCAAGTGCGCGCATGCGCCGCACCTACCCGATCACCGGCTCGCCCACAGCAGCGCGGTTCTGGCGTTTGCTAATCACCGGCACGGCCGGGGCCGACCCGCTCGAAGTGAACGACGTCAGCTTCCACACCGATCTCAACGCCGACTTCGAACTTGAAGACCGAGCGCAGTGGATCGTGCAGGCGCCAGGCCTGGACGGGCAGAAGGCGATCTTCATCGGCGCCGAGCTGTACGAGGACGCCGCGCGCGCCGCCTACAATCTCAACTGGTACGGCTTCCGCTCGCACAATCCGCTCCGCGGCGTGCGGACGCAGACCAACGTCAGTGGATTGCGTAGCTTGCCGCTGCGCAACGGTCCCTTCGCCTACTGGCTGGCGATCAACGGTCAGCGCGTGGTGATCGTCGCGCGTGTCGGCACGGTCTACCTGAGCGCGTACCTGGGCTTCATCAACGCGTACGAGCCGCCATCGATCCACGAATACCCGCTCGCCATCGGTGCGTGCGGATCGTCCGAGACGCTGACGCCCGATGCGACCGACGCCAGCTTCCGTTGCTTCTTCGATCCCGGACGCTACGGGCTGGCGGTGAACTACCCGGACAACGTCTGGCGTCTGCACGTCAACCGTTATGCATCGGGATCGAGCGACATTGGCGACACCGAAACCCCTGGCAAGGTCTATCCCAGCGCAATGTCGACCTGGGGCGACCGCGCCAATCTTCGCGAGAACCTGGACGGCACGTCGCCGGTGCTGCCGCTCGTTCTGGGCAGTTCGTCCCCGCGGCATCCGCTGGGCGAGTTCGACGGCTGCGGCTGGACCACCGGCTTCAGCACGGCCTCCGAGTCGCGGATCGACCACGATGGCGCGGCCTGGATGGCGTTCCAGAACGCCTTCCGGATCTCCCCCGACAACTACTTCGCCTTGAAGCTGGACTGATGGCCTACGCGACTTCCGCGGCGAACGACCCCAACGAATTGCTCGACAAGCTGCGGGTGTTCGCCCAAGGCAACGGCTGGACGGTGGATGGCTGGCGCGATCGTACCGTCCGGGTCGGCAAGGCGATGAGCGTGCATGCGGGGTCATTGTACGCCACGTTCCTGACCGAACTGAGCGGCGGCGACAGCAGCCGACCGCCGCCGTTCGTGGGCGCATTCGGCCACACCGGCTACGCGACGAACGCCAACGCCGATCTCCAGGCCGACGCCAGCGCGCAGGTCTGGACGAACTATGCCCAAGGCCCCTACAGCGCGGTTCACTTCTTTGGCCGAACGGCGCCGCAACCGTACCTGCACATCGTGCTGGAGACTCAAGCCGGCACGTTCAAGCACTTCGGAACGGGGCGGCTGGTGACCGCAGGTGCGGTCAGTACCGGCCAGTACGTCTATGGCAGCCAGTGGTACTACGACCCCAGCTACATCAACAACTCCGACGATGTTCGTCACGCGCTGGCGTTCGATGATTCCTGGGCGAACTACGTGTCGGCGACCACGCGCGTGCGCGCGGATTTCGATGGCATCGCGCCGCGCTGGCATGGGGTCTCGGACACAGGCGGCGATACGCGCGCGTTGTACTGCGGCTGGCGCCGCCGTGCGGCCCCGATCAATCTGTTGAAGGAGTTCGGGCACAGCACGCTGACGGGCCGCGCGCCCGGCCAGCCGCTGTGGTGTTCGGTCCCGCGCGGCGGCGATCTGAACACCGACGTCGGCCATCCGCCCGACCTACGCTTCATCCGCCTGGATAGCTACGCCCCCGGCGAGGAGCTGGTGCTGGGCAGCGACCGCTGGAAGATGTTTCCGGTCCACCGCAAGAACGGTCCGGTCGGCACGCCCAATAGCGGCGTCTACGGCTATGCCTATCGCATCACCGAGTAACTAGCGGACATCGTATGTGGCATGGCCTGTGGCCGCTGACCTTCAGCGGTCAGGGCGATTATTTTCGGTCGCCCCCGTTCTGGGATGGCCGACCCAGCGGTGCATTGGCCGGTGAGCCGGCCTTCGGGGCGCGCACCGTAGAGGTGCCCCAGCACATCGGCGACGTGCGCCGGGGCGCGCTGCAACCGCTGTTCGGCGACGACTTCTTCGACCGCATCCACGTCGAGCCGCGGGTACTGAACCTCGGCAACGTCAGCAGCGTCCAGCGCCGGGCCGTGCGCGTCTGGAATGCGTTCCGCAGCCGGGCGCTGACGCTGACCGAGGTGACGCTGTCGGGCGGCGAGGGCATCGTCCTGACCGCGCCCGGCGTGCCGCCGCTGCCGTTCGCCCCGCTGTCGGAGCGGACCTGGCAGGTCGCGGTCGGAACCGATGGTCCGCCGGTGATCGGCGCCACCTTGGCGTTCCGGTTCGACGGCTTCCCCGAACTGCCAGTGGTCATCACCGGCCAGCGCATCGTCGCCTTCGCGTTCGTGCCGGATTGGTCGCGCGGCGTGCTGGAGCGGCTGGCTTGGCGCACCGACATCCTGACCAGCCCCCTGCAGGTCGAGCAGCGGCGCGGCCTGCGCTCGACGCCGCGGCGCTCGTTCGAAGCGACGCTGATCGTGGACGGGCGTGAGCGGGTCCTGCTGGATCTGGCCGTATTTGGCTGGGGTGGACGGACTTGGGCGTTGCCGGTGTGGCCGGACGGGCAGTGGCTGGGCACCGAGCATGCGCTCGGTATCCGTGTCTTGGCCTGCGATCCGACTTACCGGGACTTCCGCGCGGGCGGCTTGGTGCTGCTGCGCGGTGCCACCGCGTTCGATGCGGAAGTCGCCGAGATCGAGTCCATCGGCGCCGACCGCATCACCCTGCGTCATCCGACGACGCGGGCGTGGCCGCGCGGCGCCCGCTTGTACCCGGTGAGGACTGCCCGCCTCGCCGAGGCACCCAAGGTGACCCGCCTGACAGATCAGATGGCCTCGGTCTCGGTGCGCTTCGACGTGGTCGAGCCCTGCGACTGGCCGGTGCTGATCGATGCGCCCGTCTACCGCGGGCATCCCGTCCTGGCCGATCGCCCGGACGAGTCCGAATCGCTGTCGGCCGGCTGGCAGCGCGGCTTGTTGTCCCTGGACAACGAGTTCGGTGCCCCGTTCGTGCTAGACCCGGCGGATTGGGCGGCCGTGACCCAATCGCACCGCTGGCGGATGCATGGGCGAGCCGAGCGGGCGCGGGTCCGATCCTGGCTGTACGCCCTACGCGGCCGCCAACGCGCCGTGTGGCGGCCGACCCACGCCGACGACCTGGTCCTGGTCGGCCCCGTTGCCGGCACCGCGACGGCGGCGGACGTGGCCAACGTAGGCCTGGCCCGGTTCGGCGGTCTGCGGCCTGGGCGCCGCGACCTGCGCATCGAGCTGCGCGACGGCCGCGCCTTCCACCGCCGCATCACCGCCGCGGTCAGCCTGGACGAGGCCGTGGACCGGATCACGTTCGACGCGGCGTTGGGCGCGGATGTGCGCCCGCGCGATGTAAAGCGGATCAGCTTCATGGCGCTGTCGCGCGCCGACAGCGACGAAACCGAAATCGAACACCACACCGACAGCGACGGTGCCGCCGACGCGGCCATCGTGCTGCGCGCGGTGCGCGATGCCGACCAAGACGATGGACCCGCCCCGGCATGAGCTTCGATCAATTCGAGCGCTCGACTGCCGCCGGCAATCCCCGGCGGTTGTACGAGTTCGTCCGCGGTGGCCAGCGCTGGCGGTATACCGGCGGCGATCGCGACTTCCAGCTCGATACGCAGACGTTCCGCGCAATCGCGATCAGCGACGACGGCATCCGCCAGTCCGGGCACGTCGCCAGCGATGTGCTGACGATCACCGCGCCGGGCGACTTTGACGTGGCCCGGCTCTATCGCGGCTTGCCGCCTTCGACCGAGGTCGCCGTCTTCGTGCGTGACGTCCACGAAGGTGACACCGACGCCCGCGTGTCGTGGGTCGGCCGCATTGCCGGCGTCAACCGGCCCAGGCTGGAAACGAGCGAGATGCGCTGCCAGTCACTCGACGCCGCGCTCGGTCAGCCCGGATTGCGCTTGGCGTGGACGCGCGGCTGCCCGCACACGCTCTACGACCGCAACTGCCGGGTGAACCCCGAGGCGCATCGGGTGCCGGCCAAGCTGGCGACGGTCGCCGGCAATGTGGTCACGGCCGGCGCGTTCGGCTTGCTTCCGGCTGGCTGGTTGGCCGGCGGTTTCCTGGCTTGGGATCTGGGCGAGGCCGGCATCGAGCGGCGCGGCATCCGATTCCACGAGGGCGAGCGGCTGATCCTGCTTGGCGCCAGCGACGGTCTGCGCGTCGGCCAGGCTGTCGTTGCCTACCCGGGCTGTGCCCGAACGATTGCGATTTGCCACAGCAAGTTCGCCAACGCCCCGAACTACGGCGGCGTGCCGGGGCTGCCCGGCAAATCCCCTTTCGACGGCTCCCCCGTCTTCTGACTTTCGGATATCCCCATGAACGTCTGGGTCCAGCTCGCGATCTGGCTGGTCAGCTATTTCGTTTCAGCGGCCGCACGGCCAAAACCGCCGCAGCCCAAACCCGCGGCCTTCGGCGACTTCCAGTTCCCGCAAAGCACGGAGGGCATGCCGCAGGCGGTCATCTTCGGCGACGTGTGGATCTCGGATTGGATGGTGCTGGGCGTCGGCCAGTACCGCACCCAGGCGATCAAGCAAAAAGGTGGGAAAGGTAAGTGAGGCTCGGTGATCAGTACGGGCGCTGGCGGATTGTCCGTGAGAGCTCGGGCGATAAAGTACGCGCGCAATTTCTGTGCGGAACGATCAAGCGCGTCAAGGCGGCTCATTTGCGTAGCGGACGAAGTCAATCCTGTGGCTGCCTGCGCGCCGAGTTGCTGAGCGATCGTAGGACGCGACATGGCGCCACCGATACGCGCGCGTATCGCGCCTGGTGCAGGATGAAACAGCGCTGCGGAAATCCCAGTACCCGCGGATACAACGTGTGGGGTGGCCGAGGCATTGCCGTATGTGATCGCTGGCGGTCGAGCTTCGAATCCTTCTTGAGGGACATGGGGCCCTGCCCGCCCGGCGGCTCGCTGGACCGGATCGACAACGAACGAGGTTACGAGCCCAGCAATTGCCGTTGGGCCAGCCAGCGGCAGCAATGCAACAACCAACGCCGCAATGTACGCATCACTTACGACGGCCGGACTGAGACACTCGCCGACTGGGCGCGTGAGATGGATCTCCCCTATGCAACGCTGCATCGACGGATCGTGATTCGGAGTGAACAGCCGCCGCACGCGTTTCGCAAGGTGGACAGTCTGTGATTGTGACGCTTGATCATTTGCGCCGCGCGCCGGGCTTCGGAGCGCGGCCTGGGTTCTGCGCGCAGGGTGGACGCGAATGGTTCGCCTACTACGGCTTGGATTGGAGCGCATTCGTGCGCGACGGTATCGAGGCCGAAACGCTGGAGGCGACGGGCGATGCGCTGGGCCTGCACCTGGCCGCGTTCGCACGCGCAGAGGTAGCGCGTGGGTAGTCGCAAGAAGCAGACGGTCGGCTATCGCTATCTGTTCGGATTGCACATGGGCCTCGCACGAGGACCAGTGGACGAGATTGTCGAGATCCGGGTCGGCGATCGTGAAGCCTGGAAGGGCTCGATCACCCAATCTGGCCGGATCGTCATCAACAAGCCCGACCTGTTCGGCGGCGACAAGGGCGAGGGCGGCATCAAGGGCACGCTGGATGTGCTGATGGGCGATGCCGACCAAGCGGTGCTGCCGGCACTGGCCGCGCTGCACGGTGCGCCCACGCCCGCCTTCCGCGGCAGCACTACGCAGTACTTCGACGGTCAGATCGCGGCGAACAACCCGTACCCCAAGCCGTGGAAGGAACGCGCGCGCCGCGCGCTGGCCGGATGGGACGGCGCGCCGTGGTATCCCGAGAAGGCGGTGATCTGGCTCGCCAACGGCGCTATCCGGGCGATGAACCCGGCACACATCCTGGTCGAGTGCCTGACGAATCGAGATTGGGGTCGCGGCCTGGACCGTGGCCTGCTGGACGAGGCTAGCTACCGACGCGCCGCCGATACGCTGCATGCCGAAGGCTTTGGCCTGTGCTTGCGCTGGGCGCGGCAGACCTCGATCAGCGATTTCATGCAGGTCGTCATCGACCATATCGGTGCCGCGCAGTACACCGACCGCAGCACCGGCCGCTCGACGCTGCGCCTGCTGCGCGACGACTACCGCGTCGAAGACCTGCCGGTGTTCGACTACGAGTCCGGCTTGCTGGCGATCGAGGAAGACGAAGGCGGCGCGCAGGACGGCGCGGTCAATCAGGTCATCGTGACCTGGTACGACCCGATCAAGGATGAAGAACGGCAGATCCGGGTGCAGGATCTGGCCGGCATCCAAGCGACCGGTGGCGTAGCCTCAACCACCACCGAGTACCGCGGCCTGCCGACCGCCGAGCTCGCGGCTCGGGTCGGCACCCGCGACCTGTCGATCGCCTGCTCGGCGTTGAAGCGATTCAAGGTCCGGCTCGACCGCCGCGGCGGCGTTCTCGCGCCTGGTAGCGTGTTCTGTATCCGCGATCCGTTCCGCGAGATCGGCACCCTGGTGCTGCGCGCCGGCACGTTCGATGACGGCCGGCTAGCCGAGGGCGCCATCCTGGTCTCGGCGGTGCAGGACGTGTTCGGCCTGCCGGCGACGAGCTATCTACAGCCGCAGCCGCCGGTGTGGACGCCGCCGGACCGCAATCCCCAACCGGCGCCGACGCGGCGGCTGTTCGAGGCCGGCTACCGGGATCTAGCCACCACGCTCGACCCCGCCGCGCTGGCGGCGCTGCCGGCCGACGCGGGCTTGGTCTTGGCCGTGGGCGAGCAGCCAGGTGGCCTGGCGCTGAACTACATCCTGACCACGCGGGTGGGCGGTGGCGCCTACAGCGAGGCCGGCACCGGCGATTGGTGCCCGACCGCACTCTTGGCTGGCGCGTTGTCGGCGACGACGACGGCCGTCCAACTGGCGGCCGGGCGCGCGCTGGATCAGGTGGCGGTCGGCACGGCCGCCTGGGTCGAGGACGAACTGGTCCGCGTGGTCGCGATCGATCCGCAAGCCCAGACCGCGACGCTGGCGCGCGGCTGCGCGGACACGGTGCCGGTCCCCCACGCGACCGGTGCCCGCATCTGGTTCTATGACGACTTCGCCGCAAACGATCCGAACGACTACAGCGTCGGCGAAACCGTGCAGGCCAAGCTGCTGACGCGCACATCGAGCGCACAGCTGGATCCGGCGCTCGCGCCGGTGGACACGATCAAGCTAGCCCAGCGGCAGGTCCGGCCGTATCCGCCCGGTGATCTGAAACTCAACGGGCTGCGCTATCCGGCGTCGATCGACGGTGACCTGGCCCTGTCCTGGGCGCATCGCGATCGACGGCTGCAAGCGGATCAGCTGGTCGACCACGGCCAGGGATCGATCGGCCTCGAAGCAGGCACGGCGTATGTCGTCCGCCTGTCGGATGCCATCGCGGGCCAAGCGCTCGACAGCCCGGCGGCACTTACCGGCAACAACTACGCGTCTCCACTGCGCGGTGCGTATCGCGTGCGCGCGGAGATCGGCACGACGCGCGATGGGCTAACCAGCTGGCAGAAAGCCAGCCACACCTTCGACTTTAAGAACGGCCTATTGCGTACCGAAGTCGGCGACGACTTGGTGGCCGAGGCCGGCGATTTCATTCTGATGGATTGACGATGGCAAACTTGAAACTCTCGCAGCTGCCGGCGGCGGCTGCGCTGACGGGAGCGGAGATCCTGCCGGTGGTCCAGGCAGGCCAGACACGCAGTACCACAGCCGCCGCGGTGGCTGATCTTAGCAAGGGCGCATGGCAGGTACCCAGGCTCAACGCACCCTGGACAAATTTTGGGGATGCATTTGCCACGGTGGCTTATCGCAAGGACGCCAGTCGGGTTCAATTGCGAGGGCTAGTTAAGGCAGGATCTGGTGGCACCATCGTGCTGGTCTTGCCGACGGGCTTTCGCCCGTCGGCCCAGCATGTCTACACAACCGCCAGTGATTCCATCGGCCCAACACGTATTGACGTCAAAACTAATGGTGAAGTGCTTTTGTCACAGCCAGGCGGTGGCAACGTCGGTTGGCTATCGTTAGATGCCATCGTTTTCTATGCCGATCCTTGACTATTTACAGAAGATTGGTTTGATTGAATAGTCTAGGCGGCGCTGCGGCTCCCGTTTGATGGCCTCAGGGTCGCCAAACGCAGCATAGGCTATAAAACCCTTCAGTTCCCCATGGGGCGGGATTTCAATCGTTCCGCATCCGCCGGGGCAGTAGCCGAAGTTCTCATCAGTCGCAGGTAGTCGTCTATTTCCTACTTCCAAATGAGCGAAGCTGCTCCCCATGTGCAATTGCCCGGATCTACTTGGCCACTGCTGAACAGCCAAACATAGCTTCTGTTCGCCTAGTGATCTCAATATGACGTCGAATCTATTGTTGTCCGGATTGTCTACCGCATCCAGCAGATAGGAATCGTCGCTCGCCCAATCGATTGAATTCGATACGTGCGCACATGAGGTCAAAAGAAATAGGGTCCCGAGCAATAGGCTTCCGAGGCTTGTTTTCATTTCGCAAAATCCATTAGGTGATCTGGGTTTATAATCCGTCCGTTCGTCGGAAGCTGCTTGAACAATTTCTTCTCATCAGGCGTGCCGAATTTATAAGCCGGGACACCGTTCACAGCTTGGTCTTTTAATCTAAGGGCCGCGTGTACTGACTCGTGGCCGGCGGTCCAAGATAGCTTCGAACTGTCGCCAAACAAAGGGTGGCTCAGGTTGACCACCACATTCTTTGTTCCCGGTGGCACTCCAGCCATAACGTTTTCCGTCATATTTTTGTACTTGGCAGACATTGCCGAAGCCGCCATGCCATCGGCGACAAACTCCGCCGAACCGTCGTCTCGGAGAGCTGAGGCCACAGTCAACATTGACTGCCTTGCTCATATTCTCAAAAGTTCCTGGGTCCTGCCCAAAGGTCTTTTCGAATATCTTACTGGCTTTACTTGGCTCTTCCCCTGTTTCAATTGCCTAGGGGTCTAAAAGAAATGGGGTTTTCCACCCTTTTCCCATTTCTTTCTGTAGC